CTGAAGATGCTTCGGCAACCCTATGACCTGCCTATCAAGCACGTCAAGGATCTCTTCGAGACGATCGATTAGTTCCACGGAAATAAGTGAGGTAACTGGTCAGGATTATAGCGTAGTCTCCGCGAGCCGTAGGCGAGCGGAGGGGGTTGACAGGGGGGAGTAGGATCTAGGGCATACCTATAAGAGTAGTGCTTAAACCCCCCCTGACGGGGGGGACGCACGTTAGACCTGGTCCTAACGGACCAGGCGAATCATGACTCTCTCCCCCTCTCTCCCCTCCTCTATATAGGCCTATACTCTCTATGCCAGCCTAGGTACCAGCGCCGACGAACCAAAGTTACCGGGTGAGGTCTTCTCAGGGGCAGACCTCCTTGCGGCGGCGAATCACTTTTAGGTATTTATACCTAGTGGAAAGGGTCTGCCCGTGAAGGTATAACTCTCTAAGGCTTGCCCCCATGCCTCGCTAACGCGCCGGCGCATCGGTTTTAGGTATAAATGCCTAGTGAAAAGGACCTGCCCGCAGGGGCATAACCTTTAATCGTAGCAAGAATCCGTCCCTATGCGCGAGTATATCGGTATAACGATAGCGTTATATCCAGCTCTAACGGACCAGGCGCATCGGTTTTAGGTATAAATGCCTAGTGAAAAGGACCTGCCCGCAGGGGCATAACCTTTAATCGTAGCAAGAATCCGTCCCTATGCGCGAGTATATCGGTATAACGATAGCGTTATATCCAGCTCTAACGGACCAGGCGCATCGGTTTTAGGTATAAATGCCTAGTGAAAAGGACCTGCCCGCAGGGGCATAACCTTTAATCGTAGCAAGAATTCGTCCCCATGTGCGAGTATATCGGTATAACGATAGCGTTATATCTACTCCCACGCGCCGGCGAATCCATAACGGACCAATAAATATCAATGCGAGCCGGCGAATCCATAACGGACCAAATACGTCGCCGCACAGAGCCTAACCTCAATGGTTTAGGTATTTATACCTAGTCTCGATACGTCGCCGCACAGAGCCTAACCTCAATGGTTTAGGTATTTATACCTAGTCTCGATACGTCGCCGCACAGAGCCTAACCTCAATGGTTTAGGTATTTATACCTAGTATCAATGCGCCGCCGCATTAGCGCGGCATCAAGCCTAACCCCACTGGTCTAGGTATTTATACCTAGTCTCGATACGCCGCCGCATTAAGAAAACCCCCCTCCCTCGGCCTAGGTATTTATACCTAGTCTCGATACGCCGCCGCATTAAGAAAACCCCCCTCCCTCGGCCTAAGTATTTCTACCTAGCCCGGGGAGGAGGGAGAACTACTACTCCTTAAGCAATACAGAACGCCTTCGCTAGCCTCTCAGTCTGCCCCGGGGTACGCTTCAATCTCAGCGCTACGATGCGACTCCGGCCCGTCCAGCCATCATCTCTCCTCCAATCGGTCACATCACCGTCAATTGTTTCATATTCTTCGCCGTTAGGCGCCTTGATGGTATCAGGGACCGGCTTAGACTTCTTCACCCCATACACCGGAGCGGCAACGTTCAGACCGTAGCGCTCAGCCACATCAAAGATGCAATCATCATGCTTGCCTCCCCAGGACAGGGTGAGATGGTAGCCGAGATGCCTCGCCTTATCAAAGTCCCTATCAATCCTCTTAGTGTAATCATAGGGCTGTAGGCCCATCATCACCATGGCGCTGATCATTGTGTATTCCTGGGCAGGAAGATACACACCGAAGGAAAGATGGACGAAGCGAGAGAGCTCGGGGGTTACTGTTACCTTCTCTTTCTCCCAGGCATTATCGCTAGTCCCATTAAGCCTCACCCCTCTATATCCCTTGCTCCACTGCCTTGCAGCTTCGAGTACCATGAGCTGGAGGAAGTGTGAGCGGCGGAATTGAAAGGCATGAGACCGTTTCTGCCTTCGACTCAGTTTGTTTTTCATGTACAACTGATTACCCGCCTTATTCAGGCACAAGGCGGCGCAAGATCCTGCGGCAGGGCAAACACCGAAGGTAATAGGTTCGAGATGGAATACGATTGTGGGAGACTCACTGACTTTGCCGTTCTTCAAGGTCTTAGGATTCGTGGTAGTATATAGGTTACTAGACGTGAATCCGTATTCTTTCCTAAGATTACGGAGGGAAGCGGGGAGTTTCATGGTGGACAGAGAGTAGAGGGTTGAGTGCCGGGCTTTGCTCCCGACACCGGTAATGTAGCAGGCTTCCGGGCCACATGACCTAACGGACCAAGGGCTCGCTTGCGCGAGCCGAAGGTCCCCGTAGGTAGAGCTTACTTCCCTTTGACCACCCTAAGCGTCGTGGTCTCTGCCACCTTCTTGGCCTTGCCTGCCGCCTTAGCAGCGTCCTCCAACCCTTTAAGCAGCTTCTGAGCAGCGCTCAGGGTCTTCTTGTGGCCAGCCACTATCTTGTTTTGCTCGGTAACACCGCGATCACGGTATTCCCACTCGACCTTAGTGACCCGCTGGATCTGGCCCCACTCCACCTTGAGTGTATTGGGGCACTCAGGGCCGGCTGAGGTCATCAGGGCGAGCAGGTTAGCCTTGGCCTCGGCTACAGAGTCCTGCTGAATTTCGAGCCTCTCGAGCTCGACCCGAAGCTTGTCTGCAGCGGCGATAATAGAATCGTTCATGATGGACAGAGAGTAAAGGACGGGTGCCGGGGTGTGCTCCCGACATGAATAATGTAGCAGGCTTCCGGGCCACATGACCTAACGGCCCAAGGGGCCTTGCGGCCCCCGGTTTTAGTCGTTGTCAGACCGTTGCAGGAGACAGGCTGACCTCAATCCTCCTAATGTTCAACCCAGCAAGCTGCTCCTGGACTCGCTTGCTAATCGACTCGGTGGGTTTGCGGAGGCGAGACTTCTCGTACCAGATGGTCTTGCAACCGTCGTAGGTTTCAACTTGGATCCGGACTGTCTTGGTCATGGTAGCAGGAGGGCGAAGAAGATGAAAGAAAGGGCGAATACAATCGCCCCGAAACTGGTGAAGTTCATTGGGTCACCTTGCCACTGAGTACGGACATGTAGCTGTCGTACTCACGGTTCCAGCGCTGCCTGTCTAGGACGTTCTCACAGCCCCTGAGGCTGGCACAGAGGGCGATGTTGATCCAGTCAGCATGAATCATGTTTGTGTGAGGGAAGTAGTAGTTTCCAGCGGCCTGAGGGAGAGGGAGAGTAGTCATCTTGGACGGAGAATAAAGGACGGGTGCCGGGCTGTGCTCCCGACACGGATAATATAGCAGCTCGCTTCGCTCGCTTCATATAACGGACCACGAAGCTTCGCTCCGTGTAACGGCCCAAGGGAAGGCGTTAGCTTTCCCGAGCGAAGCGAGGGTTGTTAATAACCAAGATGTCCCAAGATGTGCCTGGGCTTCCTCGACCCTTTGGGCCAGGGCCCAGGAGTCTCCAGGTAGTCCTCCCAACAAGACCCGTTGTCCTGCAGGAGCCTCATCGAGTCTCCAGGGCTCAGCAGACCCGTATCCGGATCTGCCAAGCTATGGACCGACTTGAGGTATTCAATAATTGGCTGTTGCATAGTCCCCGAGGTGTTCGTATCCCGGAACCTCGTGCCCCCAAGCCGGGCTAGGAGCGGTCCGGAGAATCTCATTGTACTGCCTGACACTGATTCTGTGCTTGTCGTACATCATCGCTTCCCAGGCTTTCTTTCGGAAGACACCGGGGACGCAATCGGACCCCTTGTACTCCTCGTCCCAAGCAGCGATGATTCGGGAATCCTCCACGAGGGCGAAGAGCCGCCGGGGATTACCGTTCACATCGTTATTAGCACAGTAGTATTTCATTATCACCACGTCATCTTCGACAAGCTGATCTTCTACCTGAGGGTTGATAAGGAAAGGGTTCATGATGGACAGAGAGTAAAGGACTGGAGTCGGGGTGTGCTCCCGACATGAATAATGTAGCAGGCTTCCGGGCCACATGACCTAACGGCCCAAAGGAATTGCTGGCACACGTCCGTGTGCTCTGCTGGGGAGGCTAACGCCTCCCCGAGCGAAGCGAGGGGGGGGGGGCTATTCCCCCTGCACCGTGATCAGATCCGCTGCCTTCCTGGCTTCACTGAGCACCTTAAAGAGTTCCTTGGGACCGCCGTCTCTCAAGCCTTTGGCCCAAGATGCCATGTAGCTGGCGTGGTTCTCGAGCTCGTACCCTACCTCGAGCCTGTAGCAGATCAGGACGCTGGCCAGCTCGGCTACCAACTCTTCCCTGGCATAGCTCGGGGTTCCGAATTTGCCTGCCATAGGCCGATTCAATCGCTTCTCATGGCCCGTGCTATGGGCTTGCTCGTGGGCCCATGTGGCTATGAAGGTCTCACGAGACCGGAACGAATCAGGGTCCGGCATCGAGATGCGGTCGGCTACGGGAGCGTAACAGGCCACTGTCCCCCCGAAGACCGTCTTCACGGGCCAGGACTCCAGGACCGACTCGGCCGCATCGATGCGGACGGATTCGGGGCGAGGGTTGTCAGTCTGGCCCAGAGCCTCGGCGACAGCGGCGTCTAGGGTTGCCTGGCTCTTCTCGTCTCTGCCCCGCAGATCGGCCACATTGAAGACAGGGACGGGCTTGTAACTGATCCACTGACGTGTGGTCTCTTCACCCGTTTCCTGATCCTTCTCAGCGTAGCGGTTCTGCTGGGGCCGAACTATCCTGACCGACTTGCTGCCCTTCTTGGGCATCCAGCCAGCTTGCCTGGCCTGGCTCTGGCCCAGCCACAGGGGCAGGGTATGGCCGCGCAGAAGGCTGCCCAGCTCTAGTAGGATCGGATTGCTGCCGCCATAGGCAGCGCCGGTCACCAGGTTTCTATGCTGACCCTTGGACCCGCTCCAGGGGCGTTGCCACGGGGGCAGCGTCGATGCGGACTCCATGAGCGAGACAATCTCTGCGCACAGGGTCTCCTCGGGCCGGGGCCCGTCGTAGTACTTCTTAGCCATTGATCGAGATGTGAAAGGACAATCGGCTTGCTTGCCGATGCTCATATCATAGCAAAGCGATCTTGGGCCGTTAGAAGGGGTTCGCTGCTCCAGTCCTGCTTTACTAACGGCCCAAGGGGACCGAAGGTCCCCTGTGCGAGCCGAAGGCGAGCGGGTCAGATCAGCTCTGCCGCTTCCATGTACGGTTTGTTACCATCCATCACCACCGGGCCCCCTGGCATCGCCGAAGGCGGAACGACCTGCGAGCCGTCCAGGTAGGCATCGGATACCTCGTGACCCATGGCATGGGCCCAGCGAATCGCTCCAGCCGCATCGGTGCCATAGACCGTATTGGCGACGGCCTCAGAGACAGCGTCTAGATAGGGGACGTAGGGGTCTCCTGACACATAGCTGAAAGCAGTTACCGGCATGGTAACGTCGGCTCCCCCATGGAACCGTGCCAGGCGCCAGACATAGTACGCCCGAGAATCCTTTGGACGCTTGCTACGCAGCGTGCCTTTCTTCCGACCCTTGATCTGCTTCAAGATGGTCTGCAGATCAGGGAGCTGAAAGCTGCCAGTTCCGTCGCAAGAGTAGCAGGTACGGCGGGGTAGATCGCCATAGGGCTGCCTTGTCCCCTCCCCGTTACAGGTGCTGCAGGGCAGGACAGGAGATTCCTTAAGCTGGTCGAGAGTGTAGGTGGCCATCGGTCGACAGCCAGTGAAGGAGTGGGCGAGCCTCGCAAGCCAGGCCGCGATCATGCTGGTTTCGATTTTTCGCATTGGGTTGAGATGTAGGTGGACAATCGGCTTGGTTGCCGACACCGTAATCATAGCAAAGCGATCTTGGGCCGTTAGAAGGGGTTCGCTGCTTCAGTCCTGCTTTACTAACGGCCCAAGGGAAGGCGTTAGCCTTCCCGAGAGAAGCGAGGGGAGGCCCCCCCCCTTTTTTTTTATCCGAAGAACACATCCTCTGTCGGCGTGCTGACCCGGGTCACGACCCCCTCCTGGTCGCAGGATTCCTTGACATCGAGCCAGAATGTTTTGAGCGGCACTGTACCTTCATCCCTTACTCGCTGCCTGAGCTCTTCACCAAAGGAATCCCACGATCCTTTCGGAATCATTCTCCTGCCGTCAGGCAGACAATAGAGCTGGATGACGTGATCCCGGTTGATCCGCTTAAAGAGTTCGCCACGATACACCCAGAGGCGGGTCTTTGCCCATTGGGGGAGGGAAGTGTAGAACGGTTGCCCCGTAATGATTGTGTTAAATCTTTGAGATAGCTCAGCCACATTGGGGTGATAGAACAGGGCCGAACGGAACTCGGAGTCCAGTTGTGAGAGAGCAACTCCCACGTAGTTGTTGGCGGTAGAAAGACGCATGTGGATCTGGTTGCAGTGGAACTGTCGGCCTGGTTGGCTGCCGACACCGTAATCATAGCGCAGAGGGGCTGGGCCGTTAGCCTGGCCCCCACCCCCTATCGCTGCTAACGGACCAGGGAACGGAGGCAGAGCCTCCGAGTCCCGAACTACTCACTCAGCAGTACTCCGGGCGTTCCTGGGGGAAGGGAATGCCATAATGCTCCTCAAAGCACGAAGTGAAGCTATTCTCCTCACGGTATGATGTTGGCGTGTCATCGCCCACCATAAAACTGTAGCCACCGCTACCGTTTCGGATCGGAGTCGGCGCCTTGCCCTGCGTGTAACGCAGTGTCGCCCCGGTCCGCATCTCATACATTTCATCCGGATCGGCAGAGTCCAGCCACTCATCGTAATCCTCATCACTGATGAAGACTGATTGGACAGGAGTCCCACAGGAGTACCACCAGCCGCCCTCCTCAGGGCCGCCGTAGGCTTCGTGTGTTTCGTAGGTGTTCAGGTAGACAGCCATGGGTCAGGGTTTAGAAAGTGGACATGCGACGCAGCTTGCGCCGCCCCCACATCATAGGGGGTGGGGGATCGGTCACCTAACGGCCCAAGGGGAGGCGTTAGCCTCCCCGGGGGGGTCAGACCAGGAACCTGGCCATTCCCCCTCCATCCCATTCCTCCCCATCTTTCCAGAACCACTTAGAGTCTTTCTGGTAGATTCCCTGACCTGGCTTCGTGAATGCGTGGATGATAGCATTCAATCTCGACTTTGTCGTAGCAGTCCGATAGCCGCAGTCGTCGAAGCTTATGATCCCCCTGTTGTAATTAAAGCGGCAGATTATGTTGCCAAAGAGCCGGACTTCGCCATAGCCGCTTTCTTCCTGTAACACTTGCGTGTTATCTTTCTTAAGCTCAGAGCGCGAGCGCATGGCCGCGATCATGCTGGTTTCGATTTTTCGCATTGGGTCGAGATGTAGGTGGACAATCGGCTTGGTTGCCGACACCGTAATCATAGCAAAGCGATCTTGGGCCGTTAGAGGCCTGGCGCACCCACCTACTTCGCTAACGGACCAAGGGGGGGGGGAAGCCCCCCCCCGGCAATAGCCACTACTCGGAGGGAGGCCGAAACCTCCCGGTGCCGGTTCAGTACTCTATGGTGGCGAACGCGACCGTGCAGGAGCCGGCCGGCCTGAGCTCGATCATGTCGCCGTGATCGATGGTGTGGCAGCGGGTGCCGGTTAGTCCGAGCTCGGCCTTGACGCGTCTCACAATGGTTCGGCGAGATGCACTATCCGGTACCAACGTGGTGCCGCGCTGCACCCAGCTATAGTTGGCCTCACCGGCCATCGTATCCGTGAGCTCGCAGCTCCACCGGCAGTGACCGTTCAGTTTGGACATGGAATCAGATTGGGTTGAGAGCGATCCGGTGCCGCTCATGCCGTTACTATAGCAAGCCTGGCTTGGGCCGTTAGAGGCCTGGCGCACCCACCTACTTCGCTAACGGACCAAGGGGGGGGTTGCCCCTCCCCGCCTTCAGGCGGCCACCCACTCTCGCAGGTGTTCATAGCCCAGGACTTCATGCGCCCACTGCGGATGGAGTGTGTTCTCCAGTATCCAGCGGTAGGAGTCCACACTAATCTCAGTACGCTCCGCGTTGTAGGCGTCTTTGCGCCACGGTCCGGGAACGGCATGATGGCCCAGGTATCCCTCATCCCATGTGGCTAGGATGAGGCCGGACTCATCGACAAGTAGATAGAGTCGTTGCGGGTTGCCGCTAATGTCGTTGTTGGCACAGGCGTGGAGAATGGTCGCCATTGAATCGAGATGTAAAGGGACAATCGGCTTGGTTGCCGACACCGTAATCATAGCAAATCGATCTTGGGCCGTTAGAAGGGGTTCGCTGCTTCAGTCCTGCTTTACTAACGGCCCAAGGGGACCGAAGGTCCCCTGTGCGAGCTCAGGTATGGCAGGAGCCGTCCGGCTCCAGAGAGCCGTGGAGATTGCAGTTGGACAGGAGTCCGACCAGCCTGAGCTGATGAGAGTCCTGATGCACCTGCTCAGCAACAAACTTAGACTCTGACAGGATGTCAGGGACGGACTTGCCAGTCTGGATTGACCAGCATGCCAACCGGGCCACCTGAGAGTCGGTCAGGAGGCTAAAGACCTCGCTGTTGACCTGGCCATCGACCAGGAGCGGGGATCGGAAATAACCCATGGATCTGAGATGTAAGTGGACTGCCGGCTTGGCTGCCGACTCCCACATCATAGCAAGGGGACTGTGGGCCGTTAGAGGCCTGGCGCACCCCCCACTTCGCTAACGGCCCAAGGGGACCGAAAGTCCCCGAGCGAAGCGAGGGGAGAGGGACCGGGGACCCTACGGTCCCCGAGCGAAGCGAGGGGAGAGCAGGTTAGACCCTCGCCTCGACTTTTGTAACCTTGGGCTTCCTCCTACGAGCGGGACGTGGCTTCTTCTTCTTCTTCTCATACATCTTAATCTCTTCTTCTAATTCTTCATCGCTTAATACCCGAGCTCCTAGGAGTTGGAGTACAGGTTCCGGCTTGGGTTTAGTGGGAATCAGTCCTAATAGCGTATCGACTGGCCTGTGTGTGAGATTGACAAGCCAATCGCTCAGCCGGTACATGGCCCGGCCGCAGACCTCGCCGGCCACGTAGAAGGCTACAGCGATGATGGCGATGGCCCTTACGGCACGCTCCAGAGCCGTGCCGATTTCGTTGCAGGTGGGGATGGACATTGAAAAAAAATGCTGCGCGGGATCGGTTCTCTCCCGCATGCCAATATCATAGCGGGACGGGGTCGGGGTGACATAACGGACCAAAGGAATTGCTGGCACACGGGGTGTGCTCAGGCTTGTCGATGGTCCGTTAGGGAAAGGGGTTGACAGGAAGGGGGCCCGAAGGCCCCCGGGTCAGTTGTTAGGGTGGAACGTGTAGACTCCATCCTCAACGGTTAGGAAGCCCCGGACTGTCTGTCCGGACATGGACACCTGGGCGGGTTGGCTGAAAAAGGTGTCCGGCTCTCCAGTGATACGGGCGGATCGGCGCAGCCCCGGTTCACCTTCCACCAGGCAACCCCGGATGTTGGAGAGGGTCGGGCCTCCCATCCAGTCGCAGAAGCCCAGCTCTTGAGCCGGGTCGGCAGGGCTGGTTTCGTAGCGGTCGATTCGGTACATGGACATGGTTCAAGTTGGAGCGCGGGATCGGTTCTCTCCCGCATGCCCATAGTATAGCGCGAGCCGGAGGCTCGCCTCCCTAACGGACCAACCATCACCGTAGTCAGGCCAGGGGCCTGCACAGGGGATTTGGTCCGTTAGGACAGGGCAGGTTGACAAAAAGAAAGGGAGGCTTTCGCCTCCCCGTCTGATCAGGCGGCCATGATCCGCCTCACCGTGTCCAGATCCTTCCAAGGCCTCTCAGCCCTGCCCTGGGAGATAATCCGCTTCCACTGTCTGGCCAGTGGCCAGATGCTAGCGGTGGATTCGGAGACTGTCGAGAAGGCATCATCCCAGAGTCTCGCTGACTTCAGCGCTTCCCTGAGGCTACCCTTAAAGTAGCCTCCGGCATGGAAACCGCTTTCCAGATGGGTGATAACCCACTGGTCATCCTTGCGCTCGCAGACACCGTCCACCACGGGAGCGTGGACGGCCACGTTCTTGCCCTTCCAGCGGGGCATGACCTTCCAGGTCTGCCCATTGTTAGACTTGATCTCAATAAGTTTCATGGTCAGGTTGTGGCGGAACTCTGTGTCCCGCATGCCAACATCATAGCGGGCTGGGTCCGGGATCACCTAACGGCCCAAAGGAATTGCTGGCACACGTCCGTGTGCTCTGCTGACTGCTTGGGCCGTTACCTTTTCTCTTCGCGAAAAGGGAGGCCGGAGCCTCCCTGCCGTCTCATAAGTAGCGCTTATCAACGCAGTAATCTGTGTCTCCGGTCACTGACCGGAGCGAGACCAACTTATGGGTCGACGTCATTGCCTTGCAACGGCGTCTCTCGTTCGCCGAGAACGCGTCTTCTATGCCGACAAAGGCCAGGAAGCCCAGGGCGAGATAAACTGATGCGAGTCCGATGTTTTTCACCATGATGAGAAAAGGTTGTGAAGTAATGTAGGTAAAGGGGGGGGGAGGTTTCCCTCCCCGTCTTGATCAGTAACCCAGCCAGTGAAGGAGTGGGCGAGCCTCGCAAGCCAGCGCGGCCATCGGCTTTTCAGCCAGCCAGGCCTCCCACATTACATGGTGATCCGCAACCAGCTTCCTGGCATCGCCCGGGCTGAGAAAGCCAAAGTCGTCCGCCGCATCGAGAACTGATTGAGCGTAAGTGCCGAGATCATCGGCAGCATCGAGAGCTGCTTGAGAGTAAGTGTCGTACATGGTCAGGTTGTGGCGGAGCTCTGTGCCCCGCATGCCCATATCATAGCGAGCCCGAGACCTTGTGACATAGCGGCCCAAAGAGATCACTGGCACACGTACGTGTGCTCTGCTGACTGCTTGGGCCGTTAGCTTAGGGGGTTGACAGAAGGGGGGCTGAGCCCCCCCCGGTCACGGCTTGAGCGGGGTGACCAGCCCGCCCCTGGGGCAGACCCCGTAAGTCCCCCAGTCTTTCAAAAGGGGGACATGATTCACCCGGATCCGGGTGACCCCGGGGCACTTGCGTGCCTCGATGGCATCGATGCCATTGGCCAGGGCTCCTACGCCCAGGAAGCCGGTGGCGATCCCCATTGTCATCGCGACTACAGCTTGAGAGAAGTGGTTCATGATTCGGATTGTGGGCGAAGCTCTGTGCCTCGCATGCCCATATCTTAGCGAGCTCGAGACCTTGTGACATAACGGCCCAAAGAGATCACTGGCACACATACGTGTGCTCTGCTGACTGCTTGGGCCGTTAGGTAAGGGAATTGACAAAAAAAAAGGGGGGGGACCCCCCCCCGTATTACTTGATCCGGAGAACGTAAGTGCCGAACTGGCAGCAGTCCTCCCAGTAGGCTACCATTTCGGCAAGCCCGAATCGTATGGGGGCGGAATCACTGGGAGTAATCTCCCAGTCGGGTCCGTACATGAAAGTTCCGCGCTGATCGCGGAGAATCTTGCCGTCGAGAGTTTCAATGCTGATCATGAGTCAGGTTGTCGGCGCGGGACCGTCTCGCCCGCATGCCCATAGTATAGCGAACACCGATAACCACCCTACCTAACGGCCCAAAGATAGGTGTATATGCCGAAGGCAGGTGTGGTGTTGGGCCGTTAGGTCGGGGAGGGTTGACAAAAAGAAAGGGAGGCTTTCGCCTCCCCACTCGCGTCACCAGTAGTGACGTTCGAACATGTACTCCTCGGCGGCAGCCTCATAGGCTGCCTCCCAGGCCTGCTGTTCTTCCCACTTAGCCTGCTCCACGGTTTGAACCGTGCGCGTGAAGCGACGCACACCGTCGCGCCAGTCGCGACGGTCTCTCCAGGAGCGGTTGGGGATGGTCATGGTTCAGATTGTCAGTGCAGGGCCAATTCGCCTGCGTGGTTAAATCATAGCGCTCGCCCGGCACTGTGACATAACGGCCCAAAGAGATCACTGGCACACATACGTGTGCCAAGGGGGCCGAACACTTACACACCCCCCCGGGGTGGGGGCCTCTGATTATAGACACCACACCTGGTGTTTTTTGGAGTCCCAGAGGGTAAAAATGCACCAGGTAAATTTCAAAAAGCTTATAAATATCTGTTGATAGCTTATATAGATATCTATTTATTATGGAAGACACTGATTTCGTTGTATACGGATACCTCCGCAAGGACTATGGAAGCTTCTACTACATTGGAAAAGGCAGGCCGGATCGCCCCTACTGTAGAACCAAAAGAACTATTCCACATCCTGGTTGCAGATCAAGAATTGTGATACTTTATAACAATATAACAGAAGAACTTGCTTTGGAAAACGAAAGAAAACTTATTAAGTTAATTGGCAGGAAGGGGTATGAAGTAGGGGGTACACTAAGAAACATTAATCCTGGAGGAGAAGGAGTATCTAAAAAACACTCAGAGAAGCTAAAAGCCAGAGATCAACTTCATAGGCATGAAAGACTAAAGAGAAAGAGAAGGAATTGGTTTCATCCGTTAATTGGAGAGGTAAAAGGTCTTACCCATAAAGAACTATCAGAGTTATATCCAGAACAGAATTTAAACCCTGTTGGTTTACTCGGAGTGTCTAAAGGCAAAAGGAATTTTTACCACGGGTGGAGATTACTGGAGAATGAGATTTTTCCCACTAAGTTATCACCGCCAAAACCAATGGATTGGTATCACCCTAATCACGGCGAGGTATTGGGGAAAACTTGCAGAGAGATGGTTAATATGTTTGAGGAGGACAACTTAAAAATAAATGGATTAAGGTCAGTAATGTCTGGAAAACTTTTGTCCTACAAGGAGTGGCGTCTATTAGGTAATAAAACCAAAGAAAAAGAACGTAGAGGGGTTAAAAGGCATGACTGGTATCATCCTGTTCACGGCGAGATACTCAATCAGACTTGCAGATTTATAAAAGAAAATTTTGGTCTCAAAGAGACGTCGTTACAGTATTTAAATAGTGTTGCTCGAGGCAATAGTAAGTTTCATGACCATTGGACTTTACTAAAAAATAAGCACTATGTACCCAGTAATAACGTCAAACTGCTAGACTGGGAGCACGAAGAATACGGAATAATTTTAAACACTTCCGCAGGAGACCTCGTCAAAATGTTTCCCGAACAAAACTTAAAAGATACCTGTTTGAGAAAGGTGGCTAGAAATCCAAAGACGTCTTATAAGGGTTGGTTCATCAAAGGGCATATGCGTCCTAAGTCTCCAGAACCTAGAGCAAACTGGTACCACAAAGAAAAAGGTATCTTCTTTGATAAGACCTCCAAGGAGATAAAAGAGATTAACGGGGAAACCGGCATATATCTAACCCCCTTTAATGACCTAATGTCTGGTAAGAGGAAGACCTCTAGAGGCTGGATAATCTTGAAAAAGACCCTAAAAGCTTATAATAGAGTTGAAAGCAGAGTAGTAAAGCCCAAGGAAAACCTATGAGATCCAAAACCCTGACAAAAACAATTGCAATGTCTCCAGAGATACACTCTCGCATAGAGGAGATTAAAGACAAGCTTCGTCTAAGAACCTATGACGATGCTTTGAGTTATCTACTGGGTGACTTCAAGTCTCCCCTAGAGTCAACTGAATCAGGAGTAGAGAAGTAAAGTAGTTTAAAGTAACGAAAATCTGATTCTCCATAGTATCCCTATATCCCTCATGGCAAGATCAAAGTCTAAAAACAAAACCCTCGCCGTGGGTGAATATATTCACGGGGAAATTACCCGAATTCAATCTGAACTCGGGACCCGCAACCACGACGAGACGATGCGGGCGATCTTAAAAACGTTGGCGGACAACAGATTACTGCAGTAATCTCGTCGCCGCTGAAGTCATGGGATATTCGGACTCGAAAATATCTCTCACCGCCAACGCCACCTCTCTATGCTCGAGCTGCGTCTCGATTCCAGTCCTCAGCTCGAGATAGTGGATCCACGACCTCACAGTGCCGCACATGTAGAGAGTTGTAGGGGTGCAGAGGGGGAGTATCCTTCTCGCCGTCTCCTTGGCCACGCCGAGGCCTAGCATCTCTCGGTAGAGATTCCAAACCGCACCGATCTGGACGGACATCTTATCCGAAAACTCATCGACCAGATCAGGGTCGAGATCAGGGAAAGAATTCTGCCTATTCTTGGTATCCTGCCTCCTCAGCTCCGGCGTAGCCGGACACCTATCCACTTCCGCGTAGCGGGTAGAAAACTCTTGATACGAAAAGCTCCTGTGCCGAATTATCTGCGCACTGATGTCTCTCTCCGTCTCGATCCGAACACACATACTAGCCATCTCGAAGGGCGACCAGTGCTGGTTTCGGATCAGGTAACTGATCAGCCTCGGGGCCGTCTCAGTGTTATTTTCGTTCTTCGGATTACTCACTCTCGCCATCTTAGAGATGAGTTGATCGCCATTGGGCGTGGACCAGACTAATTCGACTTTAGACACAGCGGGTTAGGTAAAGGTTAACTCTAGCATAGCATTGCTCCAGGTCGAGAGAGACTTAGGTTTTAGTTTATACCTTATCCCGGTTTCGGTGCATGGCAGTTCTTCGTCGTCCAGGAAGATGGTGTGAAATACTGATCCGACCAGATCGAGTGAGCTGATGTAGTTCTGGACTTTATCCACCTTGACCTGATCGCCTGTGTAGGGGTCGTGGACTGAGGATAGGAATCGGTCTGTTCCGACTCGGTACAGGGACCTGGTTGACCGGTTAACAACGTAGAAAGGGGGGTTGTGGACGACTAGGGCGGACTTCACCTCGTCGGAGGAGGACAGCGCAATGGTGACCAATGAATGCGTGATCATGGTTAGTTGAAAGCTATAGGGGTGTGTCTTAAAATAGCTCTAGGAGGTGGAGCTCGGTCGTATTAGTCTGTTTCCAGTATAGCGGATAAGTCGATCCCTTGTAGTAGATTGATAATCTACCTTTGTCCCTGGTAAATACGCACATAAATCCGAGGTGTGTCGTATCTATTAATTTAAATAATTCTTTGGGTAAAATCATAGCATTATACCACTCTTCTTTTAATTTATAGGATAAAAGGAACTTGGCTGGCAGAGTATTCTCCGGAATACTAGTGCACAGATACATGCGCCCCGATCTGACACTCACCAGGTGTTTTATATACCCTGAGGAGAAGTCTGATTTGTGCCAATACCCGTTGTAATAAGGCGGGGTGTCGGAAAACTTAATAGGCAAGACCATGATTAGTTGAAAGCTATAGGGGTGTGTCTAAAAATAGGGCTGGCTTAGAAGCCCACCTTATTGTCTACTACTCCCGGGTTTCTCTGACCTCCAAATACCTCGGCCAATGTGATCGGATAATGGTCTGATACGAAGTCAACGTCTCCCACGATCTTTTTCACCTCATCTTCGCTCAATGGTCTGAACCTCAAGACATCGAAACACCTGCCAACCCTCAACAGCGCACTATCGATATCCCTAGTGCTTGGCAGATTCGTACTAAATACAATCTTCTTCCCCCTTGTACTTAGTAATCCGTCTCCGATATTCAAGAACTTGTGCATTATTGTATTTCCTGACTTAGACCGGGAGGATAGAAACGCATCGGCATCTTCGAGAACCATGAATTTTTCTTCACCAGACATGAAGTCGGCAAAGATCTGATCAGACTCGAGAATACTAGAATTATAAGATACGATCGCATTAGATCGTGTATGGTGCAGTAGACCACGGATAAAGGAGGTTTTACCCGTCCCCGGGGGGCCTATTAGTACGAGGATATTCGAATCAGATTCTTCGTATTGTCGGTAATATTCCGACAGCGGTACAGTTAACTGCGGATAGTATTCACTCCTCGGGAGATGATCCGATCGTATCGGTAATCTCGTGCTACTTCCATCGCTTTTATAGACCCACTTCACTCTGACCGGGACTAGGTCGTATTTTTGTAAGATGAGAGATTTAGATCTGGCTACATGATCAGGATCGCCTATGATCTCAACGTCGGTAGATTGTTCTTTCCTTGAATAAGTGACCAGGACATGGGAATTCAACTCGACAGTGTCTCTTCCTGATCGGAAGAAGTTTGTCAGGGGGAGTAGGGGGCCGGAACAACTACCTGTTACCGAGAATTCACACCTGTCCAGATTTTTCCCGGATTCTATAAATTCGAGTTGGAATTTCCTCTGTAGGAATTCTGGGATTCCGTAGAAGTTTTCGACTAGAGATAGAGTGTTCATGGGGACGGGGACGGGGACCGAGATGCAGGGATCGAGATGCAGGGATCGAGATGCAGGGATTGCCTGGCCCCCCTCCCCCCTTTACGCAATCTCTCAATACGATACCGATGAGAAGGAGTCGCTAAGGACCCCCCATCAGCGGTTTTTATTTAATGATGCGGATGACTTCGGAGGGGGGGGTAAAGAGAGAACTATCAGCTCCGGAGGGGGTAATACACCAGAGAAGGGGTGATATCCGGGGGAGATCTTCGAGATCGGCGTAGCCATCGGTAAGGATAATAGGTAGGGTGATAGACTCTGCCCCGGATTCATATGATTCTATGCTTTCAAAAATACACTTAAAACAAGTTCCGCCTCCACCTATTAGTTTAAATTCACTCTCGATCTCATCAACCGAGCAGACATGGTGGACTTTGGTGTCAAAACAATACACTTCTCCGGTCACTTCGTTAATAGAATTAATCGCCCCATTGATCTCTGACATAAACTCTGTAAGAATTTCCTCAGAGATACTTCCACTCACATCGATGTAAAGGAGGACGTTGACCTTAGAACCTGAGAAATCATCGATATACAGATTCTTATAGGCAAACCTCCTATCGTAACCATCAAAGTCGTTACGAGTCTCGGTAATATACTTATACAGAACTGTCCTCCAGTCAATGGTAGGCTCTAGCATCTCTTTAAATATTCTCTCTAACCCTGCACCTTTAAGCCCGGCCTTCTTCATCCTAGATATAGTAGAAGCCTTATTCAAGATATCTTTCCATTCCGGTGCCTCTACCTTATTGCCGTCGCTGTCTGTAAACTCACCCTTGTCGTCTCCTTCGACAAGGCACACATTGACATCGCTAACGCCGTATTTGTTTTTTAGATAATTCTTATCTTTATTCTGTTTTTCCTTTAAGATATTGTAAATCTCTCTTACACTAAGGTGCTTGAGATCATTGTCCCTAATCGCCCCGTCGGGAAGGTCGAGGTTATTATCATCGATAATGCCGTTAACAACGATATCAGCGGCGATATTAGCTGTAGAGGGGTCGACCTTGAAGAGGTCTTTCATCCGGGGGACATGAGAGAGTGCGCAGTGAAGGATTTCGTGAATCGTTAGACCTGCTAACTGCTTATCGTTTAGCTTCTCTACGAAATCTGGATTGAACATCAGACCTTTTCCATCAGTCGCTGCGGTGGGGATTGATCGATCCTCACGCCAGGGAGCGTTGATGAGCAGAGTTCCGAAAAAAGGGGATTTCTTAAGGAGTTTGACCCTGGCCTTGGTCATCCGATCTTGAATAGAGTCGCTTGACATTGAAAAATAACCGGTGTTTTTTACATTATAGCATAGAAAGAGGGGTGAAGACACCCCTACTGTCTATTTTTCCTCAACGTAGAAGCTCTTGATACTTAGCTACAAACTTCTTAGCTTCTGTGCTTTTAGTTACTTTACTAACAAACTGACCCTGGATCCCCATAGAGCGAAGGCGGGTCATAGTGTCACCCATGAAAACACCTACGTAGTCTTCGGTCACAGACTCGATCAACCACATCATTGAGTTGTAAAACTCCTCTGCGGTTTCAGAACGTGAAACCAGGGCTCCAGTGATTGCGTAGATGATAGAAGGCTCTTTGGGTGCCTTGATTTTCTTGTCGCCAGACTTAATCTTCTCTACATCGGGAAGCTTGGAGTACAGTTTGACGAAGCTATTGAACTCTGCCGCAGCACCTTCTCCCACAGCGGCGTCGACGGGGAGGCCGATCTTATACAGATCTGATGCGAAGTCCCAAGAGCGCGGAGACGGCCAGGCAATGGCGTTTTTATTGAAAGAGTGGAGAAGTTCGGGACGGAAAGTAAGAAAAGAGATGATCTTTTCCTCTACCCCGCTCGTAAGAGCGTACTCTTTCCACGATGCAAGATCGGCCTCTACGGTAAAATGGAGGAAGCGGTTAGTAAGAGGGGCGGGCATCTGTGACACTGCTGCCCGGTCCTCGACACGGTTACCAGCAGCGATTATGAACCAGTTATCGGGGACGACGTAGTCGCCGACTTTGCGGTCCAGAACGAGTTGCATAGCGGTAGACATTACCACCGGTGCAGCCAAGTTGATCTCATCAAGGAACAGGATTCCTTTGCCGGATTGCGGCAGAAAGCTGGGAGGCGCGAATCGGGCAACTCCTTCGCTGACGTAAGGAAGTCCACGGATATCGGTTGGGGCAAGCTGATTGAGACGCAGGTCTACCATCTCCATGTCGTTGGAGCTGGATACGGCTTTTACAATTGAGCTTTTGCCGATGCCCGGGGCGCCCCAAAGCATGACTGAGGTTTTGATATTGTTACGGACAAGGGACTGAAGGTGCTTGCCGGCTTCCGAAAGACTGGTTGTAAGCATTGTGGGTGACTGGTGTACCCGGCCACCCTACACCATCAGGTCAGTCAATGGCGACCAGGTCACCGTCCCCTGACACACTTCGTTGCATAACGATCCTCAGCATACCGTTCTCCAGTTTCGCACTAGCGACCTTGGCGTTCTTGACCGGCCAGGAGAGAGAGAACGGGGTTATTTGACTCGAGGCGACCACGTAGCTGGAATCGTAGGTGCGTTTGGCGGCACTGGACACCGTGAGCCGGTCGTCGGTATGCCGAATCTCGATCTCCGACTTCTCGTACCCGGGCAACGCGATCTCATACAGGGCAGTGTCGGAGTCTATCCGGACGTTGTACCGGGGAGCGTAGGTTCCCTGTTGCGAGGTAGGGAGTGACGCGTAACGAACGGAATCGAGAAGTTCGGAGATGACGGAACGAGGAACGGTAGTGAGCATGGGAATAAAAAAAAAAGGGGGGGGTAACTAGTACCCTCGTATTACTTTAAACGAGAATTTCCGTTAACCGTTACGGTTTCCCCCCATATCCCGGGTACGGATTACCGGACACCCCCAAGCAAGTCCATCCTTTGTGATTCCTCCTATCACCCGAGGCCACAGACGATAAAGTGCCCTGGCTGAGCTTGTGTTCAGGAAACATCTCGATTAGTTCGCAGCACAGAACGTTTTCAATTCTGCCATGGTCAGGGTGATACCAATCTCTTCTGACAAACCTCTTCCTTGCTTTTTCAGAAATTTTGTAACAAGTTTCTTCTGATCTTTTTAAGCCAAATGAGGGATGATCTTTACCAGTTTTTCCATACATCGGATTCAATGGGCCGGACACAGCCCTAGATGCTGCCTTCTTTTTATGTTCTTTTTTACAATTTTCTATAAATTTTTTACAATACTCTGGGGAAAAAATTATACTCAGTTGCTCTGTCCCAAGTTTAACATCTAATTCTTCATTTATTGCTATCCATCCAAAGTGATATTTTGTTTTACCTAGGGCTAATTTACATAATCCAGATTGAGATGACTTATGCTCAGGGTACTCTTTAACTACTTCAGATGCTGTTTTGTTTAAAACAAGGCCTATTTCAGAGTGACACCAGTTTCTTTTCTTAGAAGACGGGTTGTTATCTCCCAATTTACTGGCTGAATACCTCTTTTTACTCTCTTCAGATCTGATAGATCCTGCAGTTCCTTCTCCTCCATCTGTCCGGTTGTACAAAATCCCCCAGTCAGGGTGCAAATCACGCCTGCCATATTTTGCGATTAATTCTTTTTCAATTCTAAAAGCGTTTTCTTCATCTAAATTTTCATGCAGGACGTGAATATCCTCCTTATTTTTGGGACATTTTATTGTTCTGTTGCTGCAATGGTGGGGCCTTTTGGGAGTGCCCTTTCCTATATAGTAATAGGTGCCGACATTGCCAAACCTGTCAGCACCTTCTCTTGCATACCCATAGACGACGAAATCATTACGAACTCTGAGGGACATAGAAAAATGGTTAACTATCTATTTAGTATGAGCCCCCAGCCCGTACCTTCCCCTTCTACCATCCACCTCGGTTCGAAGTTTTTGAAGGAGTAACGAAGTCTAGATCCGTTCTCCGATCCCATCATGCCCCCGTACACGAGATCGGCTTCGCCCCAAGGGTCATTAACGATGTATTGCTTGGATTCCAGATCCACACCGATAATAACGCACCAATGGCCTCCGCCACCTGGTAGGTTAACCGAACCTTTGTGCAAGTATCCTACTGGAACAGGGATATTATTTCTTAACTGCGCGATGACATCCTTTCTATTCAGATTCTGTCTAAACACCGCTGTGATCCCCAGATCCTTGAGTGCGCGGACTTGGGCAGTAGGATTTGTAGTATCTCCGTACTTAAATACATACTGTGTCATGTACTTATCGTCAGCACCTCTGTTACCCCCAAGACAACCTGGCTTCATGTACTCCGCTGCCATAGAACAACTCGAGCTAAAGCACATCCTTACGGCGTGATTAGTTGTCGAATCTAACTGGGTGTAGTACGGGACGTCTAGTAGGATTTTCTTATCATCTTGCTGAATTGGGTTACCGGGAACCGTAGTAACCCAGTGCGGGGTATAGATATACCAGGTCCCTGCACCGTAGTCCAGAGTTACCTTCATGTGCGATCCTTCATCGACACTATCAACAATGGTATAAGACCGACCCTGCGGGACTTTTACCTTCGCTCTTTCAGACAACTCGAATGACTGAATGGGCTCTTTCTTCAGCAAGGTGTCCTGCTTAGCAGTGATAAGTCTTTTTGAGTGACGAAACTTCTCCAGACCTTTAGACCAAAGAGATCCCTCAGCCACTCTCCTCCGCTTCAGGCCCGCCTCTACACTCGAGCCGGGGTTACGATATAAAACCAGGGCGTCGGGTACTTTCTCCCAATCCTTGTCATTGAGGTATCTACTAATCGTTGTAAATCCCGGATGTCCGTAGAAATCAGCGCCCAAGTTGTAGGCGAAGGAGAGCAGGGCACCTCTCTGTTCATCGGACATATCGAGGAAGTAAGGTATCCTGGCTACTCCGGGCCAGAAGGATTTCTCTATCCAAAAATACAAGAGGTCATCCGCCCCCTTCGCAGTGATAACATCGCCCTGTTTAACCGGTCTACCATCGCTCCAACGAGTATTACCCCAGCCAATAGTCCAGGGGTCTCCCCCGGTACCCGGGTCAGGGTAAGCGGCCAGCTCGCATGATTCGAACCGTTTAATCATTTCAATGCCGCACTTAGGCGGCTTAATATCAGTCCTCATCGCTGCTTTCCTCCATAGTGGGTGGATATGATTCCGACTTAAAAATTATACCAAAAACTTCATCGCCACCTTCGATCTCTTCCACCTCAGGGTGTCCCGGGCTTCTCTCGATTAGAGATTTAAGCTCTTCCGGAATCTCTTGAGTCTTGTTATTGCCTCCACTGTTGGTAGAAATAGCATCCATCAGCACCCTGTGTTGTTGAAGCTTTATGGATAGAAGGCACAGAAGGCAAAGGATCCCCACAGACCAGGTAAGAAAGATGAAGAAATAAAGAAGTCCTGTGATCATAGTACTTGTGGGGGTAGTGGTAGTTAACCTGTCTTAGTGTAGCACAGGAAGGCTGTTACGTCTTCCTAGAGCTGGTACCTGAACATCTCCATTTGGCACGAGAGAGACACAGAGGGGTGTTCTTGTCTTTTCCACTGCAGTCGTATCCGTACTTCTTACGCTGCCCTTCAGACCGTGAACAATAGCTGTCGCCACGGCTCGTTCCCGGTGCGATAGTGTATCCTTTCGCCCCGTAACGCACTTTCTTTTTTCGGCCGGTATTAGGGTCAGTGACCGTCTTACTATACTTCTTCCTGGATTCGGCGAATCCCGGATCTACTGACCAGCCCTCGGGGATCTGGAACCCTGGATCATTGTTGTTCATTATTATACATTGACGGGTCTTGATTACCACTGAGGTGTTGGTCACGGGTTATGGCTGGACCAATGACGCCCCCGGACTTCGATATATTCCAGCCCGTGGGTACTTTTACCTCCGAGTAGTCCGAGTCACAAGACTCGGCGTTGTCGGAGGATTTTTTCTTAACACAATTCGGGACTTCTTTACCGTTCTTCTTCTTCGTACCTACCATTTCATATCCCTTCCAACAAGGATCCGGTCCTTCCATCTCTTCAGCAAACATCATGTCCCTGTCTTCCCCACTATGCTGCATGTACTGGGCGACGGAATTTAGGTAGTCCGAGGCGAGAGTTAGTTTCCCCTGCACCCACTCCGGAATATCGCTTGACTCGTTGATCAATGAGTCGATAAGTAACGCATTGCGGGCAGCGGACCTAAGGTCGCCCTGGGCCATTTGACCCTCTGGATCATCGTGATCGGTCTCCTCTTCGCAATACTCCTCGTCCTCGTCCTCAAGCATACTCTTCTTAATCGCCTTATCCCGCGCTGCCATCCAGTCCTCAGAGTCGATATCGCCATCGCCATCGTGGTCGGTACCTTCTCCCGAGTCATACTTCGACTTGCCTGCACTCCTGAGGGCCATGGCGATAGCCTGTTTCTGCGGAGTACCTTCGTCCATCAGTTTGCTGATGTTATCGGAAATAACCTCTTCAGAGGTACCTTCTTTCAGTGGCATGGTTAGATGTTGATAAATACCCTATACCTAGCTTTCAACGCATCATAGAGCGAATGGACTGAGCGAATTCTTGGTACTCCGCACTGTCGACCGTTCTACGACGAGATTTATTCCTCGTAGTACGACCTTTCTGCTGATTAATTGCCTTCGCTGCGGCCTGATCAACATCGGACTTAGATGCACCTTCACCAGCCCGTTTCTGAATCAGGTCTCTGACGCGGTTAAAGAACTGCCTGGCGGATTCTCGGGCCGCCTTATCCCTCTCAACACCACTCAATACAGCTTTTGCTACTTGATCTAACGGGCTCTTACCACTAGATCGAGAAGGCTTCTTACCACTCGTAGGGGTTGAAGTCTGGGGTCCAGACTTTCTGAAGTCTTTGGCTGTACCATCCTCTTCTAGGAGGCTATCTCCGGTTTCCTCCGGAGTCTTTTCGTCAACCGGTTGCTCGATACCAGGGGCGCTTGTACTACCCCCCTCAAGAGGATTAGTCTGAGGGGTTTCGGTCACTAGCCCGGAGGGGAACAGAGTGCCCTGCTTCATTTCTTTAATCATTTGCTCGCGAGGTGTATTATTAATTTTCTCTTTGATCGACTTAACCTGCTCGGGACTGGGTTTTGAAGAGACTTCAATTCCACCACCACCCTTGGGGGCTGGTTGCTTAGGTACGAGGGATCTGAAACCCCCTGGAGCAGAGGTTTTTTGGGTCGGAGCTTCTTCGGGGGCGGGGAAATTTCTTGCTTTAAGGCCAGGGGTAAGAAGACTAGGCTGCGTAGCCTCTTTTTTTCCAGCCCTTTCTCTCGCTCTTTGAGCCTTTTGGGTTTCTTTTTCCGTTTTTTCCCTCAAAGCTTCTTCCTTCTGAGCACGCTTATCTGCAGCACCTTGGGCGATGCGGGTCTTAGCGTCTCTACGTCCCAAGTCGAGCTGGAATTGACCCGTCTTGTCCATCAGATACTTTTTAAATTCTTCTGGAGAAGAGGAGTTAGCGGCAGCTTCTTTAATAATTTTTTTAGTATTAGATATCGTTTCTTCTTCTTGTTGTTGTTTCTCTTCTGGCGCAGAGGGAGGTTGAGCTTTCCTTTCTTCAGGAGGTACAGCCTGTTCTTCTCTCGGCTTTTCAGGTGCTGAGGAAGGGTCGAACTCAATTCTTCTGCCGTCAATCAGTTTATTGTTAAACCTTCTGAAAATAGCTTCCCTGGCTTTCTCCGGATCGACGTCAAAATCATCTTCCATGATTTCAATAGTCTCCTGAATCATTCCTTCTAGGGAATTTTTATCTACCGGAATATTAGCTTTTATGTTATCCTGAACTAGTTCTTTAAACTTATTGCCAATAGCTACCGGGTCGGCAGAGACTCTCATCTCCTCGGTTTCCGGCTCCGGACCAGCCGTAGCGGCTTCTTGATCTTCCAGATCTCTCTGCTCACCGATCTGGTCACGCATCTTTTGTTGTCTTTCCTTAGTCTTCTGATCCCTCTTGGCCTGAGCTTGGGGAGACTGAGACAACTTCGATTGATATTGTTTCTGAAATTCTTCCAGAACATCAGCGGTGGTCGCTTTGCCCTCTATCCTGTCCTTCAGGGTATTTTGCCACTCCGATCTAGGTCCGGCATCTCGATCCGCAATCCCCTCTCTATCCGTCTCCTCTACAGGCTGACCGGTACTCGGCCTTTTACCCTGTTTCCGCTGCTGACGGACGGACATAGCCTTGGCGCCTGGGGCCTGCTTAGGTCCAAAACCGCCACGAGAGACGTTTTCCTCCTTTCTTTTCGCCTTACCTTCCTCATCTTTTTCACGAGTCAGACGATTCCCAGGATGACTCCCGATGCCGGCATCTTTCATTACCTGGTCGGTAATGGCCATGGCTTCATTTTTCTGATATATCCGGCCAGGATTCTTACTATCTAGATAAGCACCCACATAACCTTTGTCCCTGCTCGTCAGTGCCTTGACGCCAGCCATGAAGACATCGGCCTCGTCCATGCCGTCGTTCCACAACCTCTGGAGCATTGTGTCGAGCTTTTCTCGGCCAGCAACCGATCTCTGATACATCTTAGAGCCAGGATCTACCTGACCCCCTTTCAAGATGTGACGGTTAAACGGATTCCTAGAAGCTTTTTCCTTCTTCTCGTCGTCAAAGTTTTGATACATGGCCGGTACTATTCCCCTACTTTGCTTTCACCGATCTTCCAGCCCTCTGGAACTTCGATATTGAGGGGTTTTTCCTCCCCGGAAAATACGGGGTCAAGGGAAGTAGGACCGGCCACATCGCGTAGATCGTCAGGCTGTTTAGTGTTTTTCTTAGGCTTAGCTGGACTCAAGACGCCCATCATTCCTTCTCCGCTGCGTGCGGCATCCATGTTCATCATGATCCTAAAATCTCATCGAGTAGTTCGCTACTAATCTGCTTGCCAGATTCCGACTTAATCTGGTTGTCCGTCCTCTCCTGCTCTTCATGACACACTTTGCTAATGTCGGACAAGAGGCTAAGAACCGCTGAACGGTCCCACTCCGCTATCTCTGCATTATCGCTAAGTTCTTGAAACCGAAGGAGGATAGATTCGAGGATAGATAAGCTCATCTCTCTGACGGCTACCCAGTTTTCCTGAATCTCCTCATCTCCAGTCTCTTCCTGGTATCGGTGACTTTGAGAAATTAATTTAATCAGACTTTTCCCCACCGTGGCGATAGACTTAGGCCCAATGCGATCGAGTTCAATCGCACTAAGCTGAGATAGGATCATCTCTTGGGTGTCACGGCCAAAGCCAGAAAAATCCCTTAATTTTGAACGAGTACGGCCCATATATAGCTTTCAACGGAAACTACTGAGGTCGATAGTTGTACTCTACTAAGACGTCGCTGATGCCTTCTACTGAGTAGCGGCATGACACGTAGCAGGTTCCGTCTTCTGAGAGGGATAGGGAGACATAGAGGTCTTCCTCCCTGAGGTAAGGTATCGCATTGATTATTTGTCTCTTTATCGACTGCGCTTCGGCCTCTTCTGTAATAGTCTCGAACATCAACTCTCTGGTTCCCATAAGCGGTCTGGCTATTCTCTCCCCAATCTTGGTTTCAAAAACCTCGCCTATTGCCTCGCCTATGCGGTCTATTCCGTAGGATATCTTGAGGCCTCCTTGACCGTTTAACTCGAGAGGGTAAGATAGACCCCTCAGCGTTGTTTTTTCCAGGGTTTCTGGGGACGATAAGTTATCGAAATAAAGGACAGGGTTTCTCTTTCTCCTCAGCACATCGTCTCTGTTGTCACTATTACTCCTGTCTCTAAGCTTGAAGTTATTCTTTATCCTCGATAACTCGGCAGAGTCTATGTTGTTAGGGTAGGTAATAAAATCGTTCATAATCTCGTCCTCAGTACATTGTCGGAGTTGTAAGCTTCGGTCCATGCGTCGTTGATTATCTGATAGACCGGGTCGCGTAGAGTGTCCGCTAATTCTTCTGCATTAGCTACGACGGAGTTAGCGGTAACAGAGAGGGAAATGTTTATCATCACAGGTCTTGACTCCCCCTGACTGATGACCCCTGTACTCCTCAGGTTCTGCCCAACGAGTCCCGCTAGGATGGGGAATCCGTCCCTCGGAATTACAAACTCTCCGTCATTGACGACCATGGGCTTACGACCACCCATCATCGCTTCTTTAGCCATTGCGGGACCATAGTAATCTTTACCCTCATTGAAGTTTGGAATCTGCATGGAGTAGAAATTCTTAAGAGATCCTAAAACGCTGAGTGTTGCTTCCTTGCCAGGCAAGGGGAGAGATTTTACAAGCCCTTCAATGCTACCGACAAGGTTCCGAGGTATCGCTGTAAATGCGCTTATGGCGACATTCAGTGCATCGATTATACCGTTTACAGAAATCTTGAGCGCTTCTTCAAGTTTCTCACCCGCCCAAGACATCGATTCGCTAATCCACTTAGCGAAGTTGTTCCATGCCGAGGTGAAGCTAGTCCCGAGATCGGAGATAAATTCGCCAACAGATTCTCTGACTCCTTTGTCCATAAGCGGTGCGACACCGCCTATGACTCCACCGATCACCGCGCCAGCCGCAGTCCCTATGCCCGGAATAATCGATCCGATAGAAGCGCCTAACATCGCCCCTTCAAATCCGCCACTAAGAACTCCGCCTACAGATTCCGCTGCTGCAGGCTTAGGCATCTCTGTTTCAGCCGCATTAGCCCCGGGACCACCAAAAAGCGATGCGGCACCTAGGACAGCGGTGAGGCCGCCAGCGATTAAACCTGCTTTACCGAATCTTCTGACTCTTCTTCCTAAAACCGCTCTTCTGCCATACCTCCTATTGTATCTCTCAGCAGTCTCTCTGCTGATTCCCTTTCTCCATACACCTAGCTCCCCATCATAGTCTGCGAAGGAATATCCTCCCCCGGGAGTCTGGACAGGTGTCTCTCCGTAGGGAGTTCTATACCTCTCGATGGGTGCCGGAGGTTTGAATCTTTCCCCGACCCTGGATACAAATCTTCCCGGGGCGGAGACGGCACTTACAAACCCGGATACACCAGGTCCGATAGCCATAGCTCCTCCTCTAGGCCTGCGTTCAGGCAGAGTAATTAGTTTACTAAGTCTTCTAGCTTCTATCTTACTGTAGGCTTCTTTAATATTCTGGTCTATCAGTCTCTGAGTTCTTTGTCTCTCAGCACCCTGAAGATATGATCTTCCTGCTTCAATGTCATATCTCTCCGGCAGAATCTGTCGTGGCGGGGGAGTATAGGATCCAGTGTACCCCATAGTCTTGCCCTGAGATAAACCGGACATAAGGCTTTGTTTTTCCTGATAAGCTCTTGTCTGTCTACCTATTTCTTTTAACAAAGGGTCTTCTATGGAGACTCGACTTCTCGGGGCAAGACGGGAAACTCTTCTTGTAAGAAAGTCTGTCTTGTCCATAAACAAGCCAGTTCTTAGACTATTTATCCCACCTTCTACTCTTGATGCTAAATCAGCAGTACGGGAATATATGTTAGCTCCGCGAGATCTGAAAGTTCTGGCCGCACCGTACCCGAAGCGTCCGACACCCCTGGCAGCTCCAAAGAGTTTCGATCCTACTCCCGTACCTGCCAGCGCTGCACCACCCATAGCCAGCATACTCAGAGTGTTTCCACCGCCCCCGGTTAGGTCACCTGCCGTACTCGCCCTAGCGATCGCACCGACGGGTCCGGGAACGAAGCTAAGGACTATCTTTGCTATTTTACCGCCTATCTCGCCAAAGGCTTCTGTCAGGATATTATTAATGCCTTCATTCAGTGCAGGGAGAACCTGCGTAGCTATCTCAGGAACCTTATTGACAAGAGTAGAGAACAGCTCTTTTATGACGGTTACCGCTGTCTTACCTACTTCTTCCAAAAGCGTTCCTGCTATTCCACCTACAACTCCGGACTCATCGCTGATATCCTGCCCCCTTATGAATTCTCCAAACTCTCTTATGTACTCCCTGAGAGACATACCTATCTGGCCTATAGCGTCTCTAATGCTCTCAGGGCTAAAGTCCGCTCCTCTAACCGTTTCATAAATTTCCTTGAAAAGATCGCCTACCCTGCTAAGCGCTTCTTTCGAAAACTGCAGGATGTCTTTGAATACCGGACCACTGAAGAATTTAGTGAACTCGTCCACCATTCCCTTGATAAACTGGACCGCAGTTATTAAAGGTCGCATAGGGTCCCCTATGCCGAAAACTTCCTCGATACTTTTAAATATCGACCGGAACATCCCATCCGGACCAAAGATGCTCTCGACCAGTTCATTAACTTCATCGAACATGGTAGTAGACTTACCAGTTCGGTCAATAACTTTTCTAAGAGCACCGAAGACTCCGGATTCCGTGTTAAATAGCTGCGTATTAAGGTCTTCTAAAACAATGCGGAAACCGGCCGCCCGCCTCGCCATCAATTTCAACTGCTCTTGTATATCCGGATCGTTTACAATCTCTGCGAGAATTTCACTCCTCATTTCAGGGGTATATACCCTCCCTTCTCCCCCAGCCCGTTTAATAATCTCTGCACCGAGAAACGATTCAATCGCTCCGCCTGTCTCGACGAGTTGCAGGCCTGTAGCTCGACCCATCAAGAATTGTTGTGCGATACCCCCAAAGTTATCCCCTAACCCCGCACGCCTCAGGTCTCTCTGAGCGGACATGATCCCGATCGATAACTGCTTCCTGAAGTCTTCTGACAGGTTCGTACTAATAAACGGTGTAGCTGCTAGCGTCCTCTGTACATCTTTCATCGTGCCGCCAGCGGTGACGGCGACACGGTTCAGGGCTGTGCCGATCTGCGTAGTAATCGCAAGAGCTGATTCTGATGCAAACCCTTTGAAGGTTTGAGTCAACAAAGCCGCCTGATTCTGAGCGGCTCGGAGCGACCCGGCATTGGCCAGTCCCTGCTCGCCAATAGCCCTCTGGAAATCCCTATTAATCGTATTCAAAGCACTGCGGATTACATCGAGTTTTAACCCGCTAATGAGGAATTTGTTATCCAGAGATCTGGAAAACTTGTTAAAATCGGCTAAGGCACGGGAAGTGTTAGCACGGACGTTTAGATTGAAGTTAGATATTGCCATATTGCGTTACTTAATCTCTTTGTATACAAGTTCTTTAGGATCTCTGTTTTTGACAGAGCACTTAAATACTTTGTTATTGCAGGGATTAGTTATTATTTCATTAATTCCTATCGAGATCCTGCATGGGCCATTTTCTTTTACACTTTTACATAAAAATTGACGCTCATTCTTCTTTGTAGCGGCCTCTGACAGTTCTTTCAATTTCTTGGGAGCTTCTCTGCATTCTTCTCCCTTGTAATATTCGTCTACAATTTTTCTAACCTCTGTGCCAGCTTTCCTAAGAACAGCTTTGCATTTATCTATATAGGTAATAGCTACTTTCAGTGATATATCATCCCCCCTACCTTCAAGCTCTGTTAAATATATATTTCTTAAGTCATCCCTAACATTAAGCAGTGAATATTGCTTAGGTAGTCTTGACGAACCCGGAGTTAAATTTTTAAATTGATTAAATAACTCTTTAAATTCAATATCACGAGATCTAACAAATTCTTCAGAAACTTTTTTGCGATTTACATTAAAACCTAACCAGACTTTGGAATTTACTTTTTTTAGGAACTCTCCGTATTTTTTTGAAAGTTCACGATTCCTGTCACATTTCTTTATAATCTGCTGTAACTCTTTAGACTTAGACGTGGTGGGTTCGCGGAGAGCCAGAGGCAGATCCTCCTCTCCTCCTTCTTTCGGTGTGCGATCCCCCTCTCCTCCTTCTTCCGGTGTGCTCGTGTCCCTGTAATCCCTGCTAGAAACCGTCGGATCGCTCAGGGTAGGTTGTCTTCCAGGTCGAAGGACATCGACAAACCCGTCATTTATCGTCCACTCTGGTACCTGCTCTAGGGTGAATGATACCTCCGCATTAACGAGATACCCGGCGTCCCACGCCTTCTCTCTAACCTTGATATCCTGTATAACACAAGGACCAAATACCCTTCTTCCCCATACAAACTCGAGAACAGGAGGCCCGTCTGCCCCATTCTCCCCATCCCTGGCCATAAAAAGATCCTGAAGACCCTTCTCAAGGCTATCTACTCTCTTGCCGAGAGAATATCCGTGCAATAAAACCTTTCCGAAAGATAACTTCCTATTCCTGTTAGCTTTCCAGGAAAGCGGCTGACCTTCATTCGCCGGATCGGACACTCCCCATGCCTCCGCTCTATTGTAATCTGGTCCAGAGGATAATTCAAGCTCTTCCGGATTAAACATGAACGTCCACACTGCGGAAGTCTCCATGTCAGTGTAATTAGACACCGGATTAGCACCGTATATTCCGCCTTCAAGGGGTTCGGAGGGGAGAGCAAAGGTATTCTCAGTCCCCTTTTGCAGATCTACAGGCGGGCGGAACTCAGCGATCTCTAGGTTCTCTGGTACTGAGGTGAATGGGGGTATTTCGATGTCAGGGTCAAAGTAATCTATATTACTCTCGCTTACAGGTTTCTCAAATGCTCCCTTAAACTGCTCAGTTAACTCGGATAATTTATCAGGGGGGAGAGAAAAAACACTCCCTGCGGCATCTCTTAGTTTTCTTCTTGCAACTCCATTTCTGGTCCAGTATTGTATATATGCAACGGCAGGAGTCATCCCGCCAGACGTACCGTCGACGAACTCAATGCTCTCTAGCTTTTTGAGTACGGAATAGTTCTCACCTCGTGACGTCGAACCTGTACTTGATTTGAAGCTAGAGATCCTTTCATTTACTTGTGGGGGTAAACCCATGGATAGAAAGTCTCACTCTCACTATGCTTTCAACTAGACAGGGGGCTCGGAGTGGTCGAAACTCCAGGCTATCGCATTCCGGATTATAGAATCTGCGTCTTTATCCCAATCATCGAAGTAAGGGTTATTGCTAATTCTTTCAAGAACCCATTCTCTTACTACATTACCCACAGTCTCGGGCATCCTGGCAATTCTGCTCGTACGTTTCCAAACACACTCATACCTGCTTCCACCGTTCGATCCGTCAAACTGTTCTATTTCTCTTAGAATCCCTAGAATCTTTCTTTTTACAAAACTCCGCTTTCCCGGGGTCAGCTTGTTCCATATTTTTCTCTGATCCTCAAGAGTTCCCCAGTCCGGATCGTGGTCTTTAGGCACAGGATTGTACGAAGTTATATGTTTCACTGCTTCTACTGAGTCCGCTATTTTCTTTAAGTCACCTGTCTCAGTGATAACATCGTTGTCGAGATACACTATCGAGTCAGGAGTAGAGCCGAAATACATTCGGGCAGTATCTACGCATGATGTATCACCTCCCAGAGAATGGGCCAGTCCAGTGGCCAAGATCTTCGCTTTCTTAAGGTCTGTAACCTCTTCGGAGAGGAATATGATACCTCTGAACTTAGGATGCTCCGGGGTGCTAGAGAAAGAGTGATGTAATATATTGAACTTTATTCCGATCTGAGATGCCTGGGTGATAATCTCCTCCATACTATCTCCGTCATCGTAGTCTACTCCTAACACTTGGCAGCTAGAGAACAAACCTTCCACTCTCCTCCTCCTCTTCCAATCCGGGCACACATTGAAGACGAAAGGAGACCAGGTACGTCCCTGAACGATCGCCTTAGCCAACCTCTTAGGTGTTACTTCAGCCGTCTCGGTACCCAAACGAGACCCTAGAACTCTCACCTCGGTCTTAGGATTTCCGTACTTATCGCATTGATCTTTGTACTGCAGAGTAGTACTGGGCTTATGGTCCCAGTGTTCGTAGTCCAGGGAGATGGTGGCCACGGGGGTTGGTAGTTTTCCTCCCATTCTATCACAAGCTCTTAGGGTCGTACTTGGATCCGTAAATCCAGTTCGCATCGCAACGCTTCGATTTATCTGTGACATAATCCGCTTCCTCTTGAGACAGGGTCCCCATGAGGTCGTTGGCAAGTCGGTAAATACCCCTCTTTTCCCCCTTTACCATCTCCCAAGTTCTCACAATATGCGACATCTTTTTTGACATACTAAATCCGTCCCTAAGAGTTAACGCACTAAAGACGTGTTCAGTGGCTAAAGCAAGATCTTTATCCGTCTTATGTGCATTGAATACTTCGTAGGATTTGTCAATACTACTAATCAACATCTTTCTCTGTGCCCAGTAGGGATGGTCCAGGTCACGTTTTTGATCCTCCCAATTCTGTTTCATATTTTTTCTTAGATTATTAGCCTTCATATCGATCATAATAAATCTGGTAGACTCGAGGATAGTAGCCAGAGAGCCCAAGGTTAATTCTGGCAAATAATCTCCCTGTCCTTTCATGTCTCTTATAGCGAAGGAAAGGAAACAAAACCTTATAAAGCATTCCAGAGAATTTTTATGAGTTTGAAACCTAAAATAAGGCAGCAAATCTTCGCTTTTTGAATGAATATTAGTGCCAGACTCTACCTGCTCAAGGAACGCATCGGTGCAGTGCCGGAGTACTCGGGTGAACAAGGTAATCTCATCCACATCATGTTTTTTCATGAGGTATTTAATATTAGCGATGGGGTGAATATCTCTACCTGCCTGCTCAGACATATCTTGCTGCTCGTATTTACGATAAGTCGATAACAAAGCTAATCTACTAATAGCTCCGGAATCTAAGACGTAGGAAATCTCTGATCTCACATCATTGGCATTGGCCAGTATCACGGTATTCGATACAACTTCAATGGCATCGGTTCCTTTGTTTTCTACCTTCTCCGTCCCGCCTGTAACGATGGATTTAAAGCTAGGAGCTGTAAGCATCTTCTCCAGAGAGCTCTGAGTCAGATCGTCGTTATAGGCCAAATGCGAACTTATCACCGACCCCTGATTGAACCTGGAACTCAAGTCGCCCATACTCGTAACTGTATACCCGCAGTACTTCATGGCCTCTCTGATACCATTTAAGATAGTAGATTTCCCCACACCCGTTTCTCCTACCACGACCCCGGCTTTCCTGAACGAATGCTTAAGAGGCTCAGTCTTACCAGGATGCACTGCTCCTGTCCTACCGACACAAGCCCTACCGATAATCAGCTTGATCATCTCCGCCTCTGCAGGGGGAAATATGGTAATGATGTCTTCAAACTTCAGTTCTTGAACACTCTTACTGAACCAAGAAACCTCTGGAACGTAGGAGTAAACTCCTTCCACCGTACCGGATAAGAACGCGTCTTTCACTGACTCAGGGGAATGTGCAATCCCCATGTGATAAGTCCCCCCTCCTTGTTTCTTATGCATCAGGGCTTTATGATTTTCAAACCCCAAGATGAAATCGGTAACTTCGCTTGATCGTCCGGAACGGTAAATGAAAAGAGGGAGGCAGAACTCACGGGCATCGGGGTCTAGTTCGAGCATCGAGTCGTCGCTCAGAATCTCATTCTGTATCGTCTCTAGGGTGGTTTCTGACGCCGGCACGAGACACTCGAACCAATCGGGGTAGTTTAACCCCCTCGGGACGAATCTAGTACTAGAGTTGTACGGACAAAACTTTTCGTATAGGTCGTGAAACGATGTCAATTTGGAGTCCAAATTTACTTTCAAGTAATAACCATTAGACTCGAGGATAGAGATTACTTCATGATACTTGCTAGATGGCCCCCTTGTAGATAGTTCTGAATCTGATTTATTCTTACCTTTGGGCATGAGACTTAGAGAATCGAATTAGAGAGGATTTATAGTCTTTCCTGGACTCCTTCAACGCTTTCAACAATCCCGGGTTGTGGTTCTCTGGGTCGGTTTTCTTTATCTCTTCCAGCTCTTTAATCCTCCTTAACGCTTCGTTATCATCTTGAACTATCTTAGCACACTTTTCTAATTCTGCCTGATCGGTCACCCCAAAACAGTATTTCTTATTTAGCCCCCTGTAGCCTGGATACCTCGCCTCAACCCTCTCTCTCATTGCTTTTTCGCTAAAACTGATCACATCGAAGTCGGTAGGTGAAGGTATTTCAGGCAAGAACATGCCCAGGGATCGGAGGTAGAGTCGAGACCGCTCTAGGTGGTCGGGACGGTTTGAGGGCCTCGTGTCGGCTATAATAGATCTTAGCGTAGCCTCTTCGTCTAGGGTCCAGTTCCAAACCTCGTCTTCCTCGTACAGGTCGAAGAAGCGTAGCGGGGTACCTGGCATCAGGTTGTCTCCGGCATCTCCTACCTCAACCTTAACAGTATAAGTCTCTCTGGCCGAAGAAATGTTAAGTTTTTCTTTCCTCAGGTAGTAATCGCACACCTCGGACTCCATTCGTATCCGGGGGAGCCAGGGACCGGTATTGCACCAGATTACCTTGTGCCGGTCAGAGACTAACCCTTGCCAGTCTCCGTCTACAGTGGATAATAGGATATAACGATCGAGAGCCGGATCAGTCCTTTGAATCCTGGCTATTTTACCAGCTATGTCATCGGCTTCGTAGTATTTTTTATCAAAATAGTGAAAAGTAGATCCAGGAGAGTTGATATATTTTAACCCTTCTTCTAAGACGAGGGGGAACAGGGAGGGTTTGGCCGGCCTCCCCCCTTTATATTCTGGCATCCCGAGTTTATGCGCCTCCAAACTCCGCCAATATCCCTTGATACCTTCCTCCTCAAACACCCCTTTGTTGTCATCGACCACAATAGCGGTGAAGTCACGGGGAGGTAAACTGTCTATCCCCCTGTTTAGTTTATAAGCCCACAGAGCTTTTAAAATTTTCCTCAGGGCTTCTTCGTCATCGCCCACAATATCCTGAGCTGACTCGGCAAAATTATTAATGCTGTGAGCGTAGACTTTGTAATCTATGACAACGAGGGGGAGATTTTCCTCCTTGTCCAGGGTCTCCTCTAACCAGCTTTCTTTGAGAGTTTCTAGGGCCATAGGTTTTTACTTATGCCCCCATGATATCACACCCCTAAGAACTTTGCACTAAGAACTCGTTGTGCGCGGACGAATTTGCGCAAGGGGTAGTTAGTGACCATGGCCCATTCTAAGAGCGGGCGGATCTGCATTTCTGAGAGAGGCAAGTCAAGACTCGCATCTTTATTGGAGACGAAAAACTTCTCGCCATCACGAGCGACTACGAGAACATCGGCTTCACTGTCAAATTTAATCGGTTTCTGTAGCTTCTCGATCATCGTCCTTTGTAACCCTCCTTAGCGATACGTTTAACCTGCGGATCAGCTTCCGTAGCTGCAGGGAGAGCAGGTTCGCGCTTAGCGGGTTTACCAGGAACGAATTCTTTTTCCTCCTCCCTGTCTTTCTTAGAACTACCACCCCTCATCGTCTTCTGCCTCGATTCCAACGATGCTTTTGACTTCGGATCGGGAGTGCAGATCCCGTCTTGAGAAGAAGTTCCAGGCGGACACTGACTAACCTGCTTACCTCTGAACATAGAGGGGATTTTGACCTCATTATCATCGCCAAAGGATACCGGCTGTGAAGCGTTTTCATGCGATCCGGGGTCTCCGAGATTTGGCATCTTGACATCGTCTTGCCCGATGGGCGTGCCTGACACCCAATTAGACTCAGGAGCTACATTCCAATCTTTTGGTTTTTCGAAACTGTTCATGTCACTTCAATAGGTTGATGACGGAAGCAAAGCTGAATGGGTCGACTTTATCCACTCTACTCACCTTTCGGTAAATTTCAACCGCCTTCGCTGCAGTTTTTTCGACTTCTGGAGAAATCAGTTCTCTGCCCTCTTTTCTCTTAGCGATCTCAGGTCTCCACTCAGAGGTGACATGATCTACTATTGTCCGGACTTCACTCGGACTTAGACGATTATCTCTCACTGATTCGGCGATAGATCCGATGATAACACGTAGCTCGGACTGACTATACCAGTCAGACTCTTTATGGATGACCCAGAATCCATCGACTGCGTCGAAGATCTTGGATAATACGCCCGCATCAAAGTTACTGCGGTTTAGCAGGTGTTTATTAACCAGATATGAAACTCTGGTATATAGTTTATTTAAAAGACCAACTCGGTCTAGCATGCTGAAAGTGAAATTTACCATGGTGTTTATGTAATCTCCTACTTAGCTTTCAACTAAAATACGTAGGAGTACTTACTCCACTCTGGGTCCGTGCTCTTTTGGACGATCTCGATTACTCTGACTAGAGGGGGGCGAGGTTTCTTAGTCAACTTCAAGCCAGTATGCTCCAGGAGCCTATCACCTTTAAACGTGTTACAGACTGAACACGCTACGACCAGGTTTTCCCAAGTATCTTTACCACCTCGTGACTTTGGGATGACATGGTCGATAGTCAACCCCTTAGTGCTCCCGCAATACTGACAGGTATTTTGATCTCTGCGGTATATCGCAGCTTTTGTAGGTTTTTCCTTAGCCGCTCTGCTGATAGGGGTGTAAATATACTTCATGAGGCGGATTACTCTGCTCGAAACCCTCTGTGCTTTCTCTTTGAGCAACAATACAATAGCCCTTCTGCCAAGAACTATATTTAACGGGGTAAAATCGAAATTGAGAACCAAAATCTTCTCAGCAGGACTTATTAACACGTTCCCCTGTACCTCCGCAGAATTTACATTCCACTACCATGTGGAACAGATCTTGTATAAAAAAGCCCCGACCATCACAATAGAGGCAAGGGCGAAATACTTTATCTGATAGTTTGCACGTTAGTACCTTAGCCATGGTTAGTCGATCCAAATCCACCCTGACCGCGTGATGTAGGGGAGAAGATGGAGGAATCGGTTACAACGGGGAATAGGGACTGATCGTATACCAGTTCGCATAGACCTTGGGCGATTCGTGACCCGTGAGTAAACACATGGTGATTATCTCCATTGTTGGTAAGAGACACTTTAATCCAGTCTTGATACCCCGAATCAATGATGCCGGGGGAATTAGTAACTATTACCCCATGATTGCAGGCTAAACCGCTCCGAGGTACGATTTTATACACGGGTAGTAGATTATTCATATCCCCTTTGTCCATGTGGATTTTAAATCCAGCACTGACCTTAATAGTGTCTCCGGGGAGGAGGAAAACAGCGCCGCCTAGACCGTCAACAAGGTCTAGAAAATCACTTTCCGATTCCGAAGTGAATACTTCCCCGTCTATATAGAGTCTTGCACCGTACTTAAGTGCGCAGGATTCGAAGTCTCTGAAAAATTCTATGGCATCGCCACGATTGTAGGTGTCTTTTGCATAGGCACGAATATCTGCCCCAGCGTCTTCGCCGGGGTGAGAGACCCGGGGTGCGAATTTTTCGTTTCCGGGAAGGGTGTAGAAGGTAATGTTCACGAGATTGATGTCAGTGGGATAATTATACTACAGGGTCTACCCTTGGCAAGCTAGACATTCGGAATACTCTTCACTCTCAGAGTTCCCTAGCATCTTAGAGACTCCTTCGTAGCCCCCTTCTACATGAGTGCCATTGATCCAGACCTGGGGGACGGTATCCCAAGACCAGTCAGAATCGGAAACCTCTGATCTGTCCACCTCTGTGATTTCATACCCCCGAGATCTTAATAATTCCTTAACCTTTGTGCACCAGGGGCAATCCGATTTGGTTACTACCTTGGCAACTTGTTTCTGAGGAACAACTCTACTCCCCTTGTTCTTGACCTGCAACGAGGTAGATTTGAGGTAATAGAGGGACTTGAGGCCCATCTTCCAAGCCGAGAGGTGTAGTTTCATGAGATACTTTGCATCGGCTTCTGGTTCGACGAAGAGATTTACGGACTGTCCCTGACAGATATACTTTTGTCTATCCGAAGCCTGCTTAATAATCTCAAACTGGTCGATCTCTCGAGCCGTCTTAAAGATCTCCTTTACTCTAGGACTCAGGAAGTCCAAGTGCTGAACGCTGCCTCTCTCCTCCAAGATTCTGTCCCAAACCTCTTGAGTGTTCTCCCCAATCTGCTCAAGATGATCTTCAAGGTACGGATTTTTGCGGACAAAAGTTCCCTTGGCATTTCCAGCGACGAAAAGATTAGCGATTAGGGGTTCGATCCCCTCAGAGACTGCTCCGCAGACTACTGAGTTCGTCTTGGTCGGAGCGATAGCTAGACGGGTTGCATGGCGTATGCCATGTCCTTCGCACCATTCCGGTTCACCGTACTCCGCTGCCATCTCCTGCGATGCCTTGAGCGACATCTCATCGATGTACTTGTGTACCTCGATATTAAGTTCTCGAGCCTCCTTAGATGCGAAGGGTAGACCGCGAGATTGGTAGAGGGCATGGAGTCCCATGGTTCCCATGCCCAGGGCCCTAGCCTTTTTAGTGAACCGGACAGCACGTCCCATGGATGGTAGCCTGGAAGCTTTGTGGATAAACTCCTCAGCTACCGCATCGAGGAGGTAAATACCCAGTTCCGGTACAGTCTTGCCTGTGTTCTGACCTCTCCAGTTCTTCCACTCGTCGTATTTAGCTAAATTTGCTGAACTTAAAAGGCAGCTAAAGGTGTGATTTTCATCAGAGGGTAAAAAGATTTCGCTGCAAAGTTGACTTTGAATAATCTCAAGAGCCCTGTCAACAAAGCACTTAGGCCTATGATTGTTGGCATTGTCTATGAAGGTAAGGTAAGGTGATCCTGAGATCAGTCTGGCTTTTAATACTTCCGCGAAGATCTCCTGTTTTTTCTTATCGCCAGCCAACATCTCCTCGATCCACTCATCTCGAATGGTAACGGCCAGATTCGAGTCGATAAAGTTTCTAGGGTCCCCTTGGCTATGATCTTTACTCCGCAAAGCATCCATCAAATCGGGGTGATCGATGGGGAGATAAAGGGCGAATGAGCCGCGCCTTGTATTACCCTGCGATACGGTAGCCGCAGTTCGATCGTAGAGACGCATCCAATCGACGATGGACCCGGATTTGCCCCCTCCGCTAATCGGGGACCCCCCTGGTCTAAGTTCACCGAAATAGCTACCAACACCTCCTCCATACTTACTCAAAGAAGCGACCTCCTTGAGGTGGCTGTAGATACTCGAGGTACTATCGGAGATAGTGTGGCCGAAGCAACTTACTGGTAGCCCTCTACTCGTCCCAAAGTTACTTAATACCGGTGTCGCTCCGCCCATGTACCCGAGCCAAAACATCTCCATAATGTCTTCGCCTATGCCAGGCTTTTTGAGATACTTTTCCGCCGTCAAAGCACAACGCTTCCACATATCTCGGGGAGTTTCACCGGGGAGCAGGTAACCCTTAGACAGTGTCTGCTGAGCTTCTTGACTCAACCAATCTGGACAGATAGGTAGCTTATCGATATCGAAATAATCTCTAGTCACTGGAAAAAATTTGAAGGTAAATAATTTCAGACGTAAAAATCCACCTATGCAGACCGTCTGTAATCTGCTGATGTGTGTGTTAAGTTAGATACCCACTAAGCTTTCAACTCTTCCACCTCGCTCCCGTCTCCATTAGCCCGTCGTCCCATGAGTCTTCCACATTCCTGCTTCTGTCACACCAGTATAGGTTAGCGAGGCGGTTGTCGGGCTTTCCATCTGGCCCTGTCGGCTTTTTGTGACAAACTACGATGTGTTCGCCAGCCGGTTTCTCAGGACCGAAGAGGGACATTACAGCTTGGTGGAGGAAAGGTTCTTCTCGGTATGGTACTCCACTCCGCTCCCATGTCAAGTTGACACGGTACTTCCCCCTATCGTCGGATCGGGGTTTTCGATACTTCACTCCGCCATCTTTCTGGACGCGGCGGACCCTGCCCATATCGCTTATCTGATATGGCGAGTCTTTCCACTGTTTCCACTGCTCGAGCTTAGCGTCTTCGGGGTCGAGAGAGGGTATTTCCTCAAACGACTCGATCTCCTCGCTATCGTCTACCTGCCAACCTTCCGGGACGTTAATGTTAATTTCCATTGCTCTAGATTTCTATAGAATCTATTAATCTCTTAGCTCTTTCTACCCTAGACCGATGAATTTCCAATAGCCTATCCGCCCTGCCCGCTTCGCTTGCTAGGCATGTAGTACCGTGAGCTGTTTCCATATACTCAGTATTTTTGTCGGTTTGCTTTTTCATAGTTCAATTTAGCAAAGTAGTAAGTGGACCAGGCTACCTCAGGGTCGGTGAAAGTCCGAACTCCCCTTTCTCCCAGCACCACCCAAGGGCCATCTGGCTCTTGGCGATAGGGCTTGGGAAAGGGATATGGCATGTCTACACGAGTTCTAGATCCAATGCGCTAAGGTCGACGGACATGAAATCCTGGGAAGGTTTGGCGACATAGCCCCCTCCATCCTTGCTCATGGCGAAGAAGTCTGTATTGGTCTGTCCTTTGACCATAGGATCGAACCAGGAAGAAATAGATGTTGATGCAGAGATCTCCTCAGAAGTCATGGGGTAGCAGAGTTGGGGTAGTCCAAGGTCTTTCAGACTCTTATTAGCGCATAGTTTAATATAAGCTTTAAGATCTGACAGAGAAATCGGAATAGAAGCGTTATCTATGGCGTTGAATATGTTCCCCAGAAAGCTATACTCATTCTCAATAATGGAATCAAACCCTGATTTAATTTCAGAGATATCTTCTTCGGAAATTCCTGTTTCTTTTACAAGTTCTCTGAACAGAGCACTGCCACCGTTACCGTGTTGGATCTCGTCCCTCACACTCCATGATATAATTTGGGCTAAACCTTTCATCCTGCCTGTCTTATTAAACGCCAGGAGAATTGCAAAAGACGCGAACAAGGATACCCTTTCGCCCGCACCAGAAAATACTGCCAGAGAAACTTTCTCCGAATTACAAGATGTGAAGAATCGCTCGACTTTTTTCTGCGCAGTGGGGTCTGACAGAAACGCTTCGAATTCATTGATGCCCAGAGTGTCAGAGAGATGATTATACGCCTGAGCATGGATCTGTTCGAAGAAACTGAAGGCCCTGGCCATACTCAAGATTTCTGGCTTCTTAAACAACTTGCAGACCGTATCTCCCCAATACTCTGAGATGGCCATTTCTGTTACCGTGAACCCACGCAAAACTCCGGCGATCAGATCTCTCTCGCTCTGAGAAAGATTATGGTGCCAGTCGTTTACATCGGAAGCCATTGCCACTTCTTCCGGTCTCCAGACAGATGCTACTGCGCTCTGATAGTATTCGAAAAACTCTGGATACTCATAGCCCGATTTAGCTTTGTACAGCATCGGGGTGTGAGAGAGGATAGACATAACTCTGTACGAAATCTGTATTAGTATAGCACGGAGTCTTTAACTCCGCACTGGTCGTAAGCCCGGTAAGCGTGGCCACGGTACTTGAACCAGCGTCTCGCATCGCAGTGGATCTTGTTCCACCAAGATACATAGATTTCTTTCTGCTCATTCGTATCGTACTTGACGCCTCGATACGTGGCGATATGATCGTGCTTAGTTTCAAACATTGGGGAGTGCCGGGGTTTCGGGGAACCTCTCCCTGAGCTGAGCGAGGGCAGAGTCGGGCAGAGAGGCAGAGAGGACGCGATATACATCGCCGAGGGCAGAGGTCCGATCCGATTTCATTGGAGATTTATACTGCTTGCCCTCTTTATAGTTAGGTACGACGGTGTAGAACTTTTCCGTCTTGATATCCTGAACGAGATAGTAATTTCGGCCTGAAGCCATGCCATCCTCGACGATAACGTGGTTTCGGGGTAAGTCGAGAGTACCGGTGTCTCCAGGTTCTCTGGAACCGGCTTCTGGCCGGTAGTCATCTGTGTTACCGTAGCTCGATTTTTCTCCGCCCCCGGTCTTGGCTACACCGGCTGAGTCAGGACTTACATCGAGACTGTGATATTCGTCCTCTTGGCTTTTACCGTTGGTACCGGTCTCGTTAGCCGGAATATCGTTCGGGGCAGTACCGAATCTGGCTTCTCCGAATTCGTAACTGACTTTCTCTGAGTCTAAAGATTTCCACCCATAGGGAGGCGAGATTTGGCTATCAGACATGTTCTGGAAAAGTTATCTTATCTACTAAGCTTTCAACGAGAAGAAGGAGGGAAGGTATCGCTACCTCCCCCCCCCAGCGATCAGAAGTTGAGATCGAGGCTGTCGTCAGCCACCTCTTCCTGAGCACTTAGGATCATCGAGCACCGGATCCGGGTCTTACCACTATCGAGGATAGTCTTATCCTTAATAGTTACAGTAGCCGGCTTTTCCTCAGAAATCTCGGGCTGAGTCGAGAGTAGAGGACGCAGTGATGCGTGTGCCCAGCACTCCGCCGTTTTACCCTCTTCAAGGTAGTCCTTGATCAGGATTCGGAAAGACTGGCCATACTGCGTGTTAACACCGCGATAGCTGATAACCTCGTAGTTGACATTTTCCTCGAGATCACGAAAATCTATCTCATGGTCAGCACGTTGACGTACTTGACCACGAGGTGCGACTTGTTGGATCAAGCTGAGAATATCAGCCTCTTTGCCCTTTTTCATCAACGCATTAAGCGCTTTGATCTCGGGCGGGTTCTCCCAGTCAATGAAGCGCACGGATACGGGAAGGACGACCTGCCCATTGCCATCTTCTTCATCGACAGAAACCATGAAGGAAATGTCGCTACCGCGTCCGCTGAAGTCGAATTCAGAAAACTCGGCTTCTAGAGTACTAGAGTAAGTGACGACTCCGTCTTTGGTGAGGGAGATTGGGATGAAACGGTTACCCCACTGGATGTAGGCGCTACCTGTCTCTGTATCCTCTACTCCGTCGTTTCCTGCCTTGAGTACGGGGCCGAAAAGACGGGTGTAGACACCGTCCTCTGCTTTGATGAGGAAAGTGTTCTCTTCAAGGGGGAGTTCTTCGCCTGTGAGGGCAGAAAAGACCTTGTCGAGATCCCGACGCATTGCCTTAGGCATATTTGCATTCGGGAGAGCAGTGTACTGACTGCTGTACTCGCGACCGGCAAGAGGGGCGAGATCAGGTGATCCCGTGCCCACTTGGATGGTGTTGACTGTGAAAGTGGCTGCTGCCATGGGTTGTTCTCACTGAGATATGGAGGAGCCAGATGCTCCTCTGGAAATACTATACCACAGGATTTGGAGGTTCAGGATTATTTAAGATTTGCCAGGTACTCCTGGGCCTGAAGCCTGATCCGATATAGCTGGGTACTCAGCGGGTTAAGGGGGCAGAGAGGGGGGATGTATAGGATGAGGCGGTCGCCCCACCACACAGCCCGTTCGAACGGGCACTTGGCCGGGATACGCTCGACCCAAGCTCGGGCGGTCTCTGGGGTCCATGAAGATGGTCGGATCCAAGGTACTTCTACCTGCGGTACAAGTGATAAAAGTTTTAACCACCAAGACGGCGGCCTAGCTCGATTTTTGTTAACTGCCATATCAAGGCCCGTGTCCAATCCGCGAAACAGTATAAAAAGCTTTCACCTAAACTCGACCCTCCGAGTATCCCTTCTGGGCAAGGGACAACCCTGCAGCGTTTAGACCAGATTATTCGGGCTAGACCTAGACACCGAAAAACGTGGTAGGAGTCCGTCACAAGGAGGGTTGTCCCGTGGACATACCGTCTCGTATTGACAAAGTTCCGGAAAGTATCGACTGACTCCTTGTCGATGAGTAAATTTACCTCGTCTAAGTAGGGCTCCAACAGAGTTAGGGTTTCGTCAAGGTTCTCAACACCGCTAAGGATTACGGTATCGACTCCGCCCTGTTTAAGAAGTTCTAAGGTCTTGAAGGAGCGGTTTGGGTTTCCACCTAGTTGGACGATTACCATATGCCTCGGACTTTAGGGTAGTACTGCAGGAATTGACGGTAGTCGATATTGTCTATATCGAAGGTCGAGCAAGGTGAAAGGTATGCGTATAGGCCGTTATACCTGTTGGGGTCAGCCGGATCGGGGTAGGATTCGACTGCTCCGCCCCCCATGTGCGTAAAAACCAGGTTGGTGCAGGGATTGTAGACAGCGTATCCGTCAACTGCCAGTTCTGCCGCGAAGCGGTTCTCGCAACCTGGACGCCCCAGCTTGATGTGGTTGCATGTCCGGATCAGGTCGGTCGTGGGGGTGTGTGGCCTGAACACCCACACGTCTTGGCAGTTGCTAGGGTTCGTTCCTTCGGTCGATGACGGTAAAGATCCATCCACTTCTCTACGGCTTACTGATAGTGCAGTTTGAGTTGAGAAGTTTGGAATTTTCTCCAATGTGCCAGGATGAACTACTATGTCTGAGTTCAGAAGAATGGCGTAGTCGGACTGTGAGTTTCCTAAAATATTAAGAAAATTTGAATAAGTGATGCGGGAGGAAACAGGGGTAGTGGCCACCTCAGTGTCTTTTAGCCATGACAAGTCGCAGTCACCTTCAGTGAATAGGTGAATACGGGAGCCAGGTAGGGTGGAATTGGCTCTTATGGCATCTCGGACTACATTAGGGGCTTTGTCCCAGTATTGAGCAAAAATCTCTACTGATATCATTTCAAATCACCCGGGTCTTTTCGTGCCCAACTCGGACCTGGGGGTTCATCCAAATATCGACACCAACCTCACGTAAATTGAGTTGAAACGACAAATCCTCCGACAACGTGTCCACTATCTTCTCAGTCGCCCGGATGTTTTTTGGTGCGAACCAGGGATACGGAACTTTCTCCATCACCCCTTTCTTGATCAATATCCAGCCCATTCCGACCCAATCAACCACATACGGGTCGGTCTTTTCCTCGATGTCTTTGTCCGGGCGGAATAGGTAGGTGTGGCGGGGGTCGTAAAGGGGGAGGGACGGGTGGGATTTTACCCGTTTACACGCAGACTTATCAATAAACCCGCAGGCCGGACTACCATCCGGCTGATAGTACCACCCTGTCGCGACGTCAACGTCCATTTCCAGCAGGTCGGTGAAGTTTTTTCGGTTAAACACGATATCCGAGTCGATCCAGAGCAAGTAGTCGTAGTCGACATCTTGGTTGGCAAAAGGAGTTTGGTATGTCCCTTCAAGTATATCCCCTCCCCCACAGATGTTCCGGAGCCTGTGGATGCAGGAAGAATGGGTCTGGGCGAGAGTCACCTTTATGCCGTGGACGGCCAAGAGGCTATTAAGGCCGACGATATTGGTCAAGAACGTACCTGAGTAGTAATCACCCGGTAAGCAGAAAACAAATTTCTTGCCTTCGTATTTTTCTAGAATCGGGTCGGAGGCCATGGGAGGGAATAGGATTATCCTGCCATTATAGCCTAAACTCACTGCACACGCATGATGTATGCTAGCGAATACCATAACGGTTCGATGGTGCCCGCACCAGATAGGGAGTGAGAGTGACTGACAGATGGATCGGCTCCACCAGCTAGGCTGTTCATGTTTCCAGGTGCGCAATATCCATCAATCGGACAAGCACCGCCACCGCCTGTCCAAGAGTCTGCGGTGTTTACAACAACATTACTGTATGTGGAACCATCGGTACCACCTAGGATATTAATTTCTCCACTACCTCTAACCCCGTGACGGTGACGAGGAATGTTCTGCTGTTGCAGGGCGGTTTCACCCGTCGTCCCGGTTAAGGTCGGACCGCCAGACTGGTTGTTATTCGCGGTAGTCGTCGCACCCTTAATGAAACGATTTAACAGGTTAGGTGTTGTGCGGCCGTTTTTCGTCTGACCATCACATACCGCCCAGCGAGGGTTCGTTGCGATCTCCTCAACTGTACCCGACCACATAATGATGCCTCCGACCGGTACGAAGCCACCGTATTCCGGATCGACGTTAACAGTATACTGCAGAATGTTGTCGGCCGGGTCGGCAGGATCGCCTCCAGGAACCTCGACAGATTGACTGGTAACCAGGATACCGGTTCCTTGAACGAATGCGCTCTCGAACCGGAGGTTGAGTTCTTCGGCCAAGTTGAACGCGCTAACCGCCACCTTGTCGCTAATACCGGTTGATTGACTACCCAACGCGCCTCGGATCATAGACTGGTCGGCGAGTTGAACGATACCGGCTTTTGACGTGCTGGCATACACCTGTGGCGGGTTCTTGCTGGCAACAATGTCGCCGGTAGTCAGCGACTTAAATACCGTGTCGTTGCTGAAGAAGACGGTTGTGTTCCGGCCGAGAACCAGGCTCGAGTCGTCCTGCATGAGGAGGGTGTTGCGGACGATGACGTTGTTCAGGATTTGGTTGGTAACGTTACCCGGTTCGCCCTCCGCCGCCAGCGGGATCGCGAATTGTTCGCCGGACCTGAGGTCGAAGACCGTTGTACCAATGTAATAACTACCTTCCTCGTTCATGCCGGTGGCATATACCCGGCCACCGTTTTCCTCAACGATAATCTTTCCTAACGCGAAGTCCTGTTCCAGAGGGTCGCCTTGGAATGTCGGGAACGCGGTATCATAGTTCAGGTAACCGGTCCATTCCCAAGTGTGGCCGGAGGCACGGATTACAGATGGGCGGCGGAGGCCGATTCTGAATCCGGTCGTGGTGACGCTGGCCGACGTCTTGATGGTGATCGGGATTACCGATGGACCCAGTGACGCACTATAGTGGACACCAGCCCGGTCCTGCATGGCCTGCAAAGCAATCTTCGTAATACTTTCAGCCGGATCCTCGGTCAGTTCCGGGTAGTCGTTATCAATACGGGGGTAATGATCACCAGTGAATACGTTACGGGCCTGGGAACCCTGGGTCAGATAGGTTACGTATTGGCCGGGGAACTTTACGTCTTGGCTACCAGGCCTGGACACCTCGTCGTAGGTGCGGATTTGAGTGACGGTTAGCGGGTCAAGGCGAAGTTCGTTGGAATCATTGAGAGGGTAGCCAGAGACTCCCTCCTGCTTCTCCATGACGTAGTAGGGCTGAGGGCGTCTTAGACCACGCTCCTTGAGATATCCGTCTAGTACGACGCGATAGACCCTGTCATCCGCCTTACGTTTATCTGTAGCCCGGATAATTTTTACTGCCGACCGGTCAAATATAAAGTCGAGAGTGGAGAATATGGCATCGGTACCGGTCGGATTACTAGTCAACTTGTACCGGAATGCGTAATCGAAACGTTTTAGCAGGTAGCCATCATCGTCGAGGTCGGTATCCTCTTCCGCGATAGTTGCCGTCGTAACCGGAACGTACCAACTAGCACCGCCGATAATCGGGTCGCCATTGGAATCAAGATCCGCCGGGTTTTCGTCCCAAACAAAAATCTTAGACCGGTCGTCGAGAGCGGAGAAACCGTCAGTGTTTGGGTCGGGCTCTTTCATGTTGCCCGCAAACAAGATCGAGTTACCGTTCTCGTCGAAGCCGCTAACGTAGATCCGGCGGCGATTTTCACGCTCCGGTCCACCGGCTAGTCCCCATGCCGTCTCACTAACTTTCTTCGTATACGAGAACTGGCCGAATGCGATATTAGATGCGGAGGGGGGATTGACGATCGAGAACGGAGACGCGGTGTTAGAGTTTTGGATGTAAATCCGTATCGTGGTGGGAGGTTTTCCGTCAACCGTCGGGTTATTTTTAACGTACGCGAGAGTTTTGTTATAGTCGATAGTGACGCCGGTGTTGATTTCCGTGTCCTCTAGGGTGGGAGGACGGCCATCTGCCAACACATCATATGAGAGGGGCAGGGGCGGGATGATCTGAGTGATTCGGGTGCCGCTGTATCCGGAGGACGTAGTCGCCTCGTCTTGACTAAAAGCTTTCGCCTTGTAACCAATCCCTCTTAGCGAGATGTCGCCGAAGTCGGAGCAGGAATTCGTGATCGAAAGGTCCGCCCCATTCTCTGATACAAAGTGATCGCTGTTGCCGATGACAAACACCGAGACAATCTGGATCGCCGCATCGTTAGAGCCACGCATGCCGAAGTGGCGGTATTTAAACGGATCGTTGGTAGACGTCTTGTACTGTTTACCAGTACCACTGCTCTTGTTGGTCGGGGGATCCTCGAAATAGGTGGTTGGAGTAAAACAGTTGGGGTCAGTTTGCAAGGAGACCTGGGTAAAGTTTGCCGTTACCATCGACTTGAAACCTGCCACAAGGCTTCCTTCTGCCCACAAGCCGTTGAGGCCGAAGATGGAGCGGACTGAACAGTTAAAGACGTAAGGCGAACTCGATCTCGTCGAGTTGATGTCGGGCAGAGGAACAATACTTCCATCGGTGTCCCTGATCCGTGTCGCACCGGGATAGGATACAGGAGCATTGTCTCTTCCGTCACCACCGTCTATCCGGAGGCCGGTCTGATTCTCCTCTAGATCCCTATCCCTATTCGTCTTGCTGTCAGCGATAGGAGCGACAATGGTTGTTTCGGCAGGAAGTGCTTCTAAGCCGTCAGCTCCCCAACCATCCAAGTCTTTGAATAGAGTGTTGATCCTGCCATAATACGGGGTTTCCGTGCCAGTGCCATTAATCTCTGCCTGGGACGCGAAAGTAACCGAAGTTACAGTATTGTGCGTACGAGGATACTGAGGGTTATCAGTGAAGGTCAGGAGAGATACGTACGTACCGCCTGTAACCTTGAGCATTGCAGTTCTTTCTGACTGCGGATCGTTTTGGACCGGGGTGAGTTCCGGTACATACATGGGGCGGAGACGAACTTTTCTCAAGTCCGTACCGTCTATCGAAATACCTCGGGGGACAATAAGACCACCGGTCTGAGGGTTTACTACGGATAAGTTATCGTAGTAAATTTTATCGTTGATATTGAATCCGCCATTTACATATTCCAGAGTGACTACCCAGTTGGAATTGGAGGGGGAAATTTTTTCAATTCTGGCGATATTGCCTACTCCGCCAGATTCGCTGTACAATACGCGGCCCAGATTCAATGCTCTGGGAGGTTGATTATTGACCGAATCCCCTACGTCAACAGTAATATGGACTACTCTATCCCCTACGGATACACTGCCAACTTCGTACCCGGAGTCAGTCCTCTGGATAAGGCCAGTATCATCTGTAACCGCTAGGGGGGCCAAGGAACCTGGAGAGTTATCTATGTAATAATCGCCCGGAGCCAGCTCGATCATCACCCGGTCGTAACGGTCATTGGCTTGGCCGGATCTGCGCGATTCTCTAACCGCCTCGATCAGTGCGCGTTCTAGGGTTCGGAAGGGACGTCCTACCTCAGAGCCCACATTACCTATCGAGTCGTCACCGATGCTCGGGTCGACGAAGATGGTGTTACGTGAAGTAGAGATCGCACTAGCCGTCCCCTCCCTATCACATCGAGGGGTGTTGGCAATGCTGATTAGTCCACCGGTCCCGTTGGCATAGAGAGCGACGGTGTCGTTATAAACCCTGTAGCACTTACCCAGTGTCGGATCGGACTGTGACGGTTCGAAGCTATATTTACCTGCACTGGGTTCGGGGTATCTGGCGGGCAATGCCGCGCCGTCAGGACACTCTACTGCAGTGCGGTCACCGACAAATTCTCTGCCACCACAGGACAAGAAATTACCCAGGACCGGATTGCACTCGGACCCTGGCGCTTCTTCGAATTTCCACTGGCCGGTAGCGGAGTGGTAAAATAGCTCGAGATGGGCGTCTCGGATATTGACAATCCAGTCATCACTAGAACTGTTTAGTAGCTCCAGGGATACGGGATTCTGACGAATAATCAGAGGGAACCGGTCAAACGTCCCTGAGATATCAACCACAGCGATTCGGTCGGAGTCACTGGGGGACTCGGGCAAAGTCAGGATAATACTGCCGCTACTGGTATCGGTGATAACTCGGTCCCAGATCTGTGCGGTGTAGTCGGTATTTTGTATCGCAGTATTGGTGAGGTTCTGAGGGTAGGTATTCAGATTTCCAACGAACGTATTGGGGCGGAGATCGATATACCCTGTGCCTACAACTTCGTTTGTCTGGGGGTCTGTGGCAAGACCGTCTCCGGCACCATTAAGAACTAGTTTAGCTAGGGGGACATGAGCCTCGGTTACACTGGGCAGACTGTTACCCATAGACACCGATGCGGGGTCCGATCCGTCATCGAGAACGTAGAGATAAGAGATACTATCCGCTCCGCCTAGAATCTGTACAGTCTCTCTAGGCCAGGAGATGGGATTACCATCTCTACCGATGAAACTACCGGCCTCTACAGTGACACCGATGCCACCAGCACCGACGGGCCTGGTGCCCGGGGTCCCTGGAACCAGGACAGATTCGGCCACGCTGTCCCAACCCAAGACGATGCCGTCATGGGCGGATCGGCCCAGGGCTGATTCCTGGTCTACTCTGGGATCGGCAATTTCCCAATCTTTGATCCCGTCTCTCTGACTAATCTCCCACCCAGCCTCATCTCCAGAGGTAGGATCGGTATAGTAGTCCGTTCGACTATTACCGGTGAACTTATTCCCTTTCTGTACCTCGTTGAGGTACTGGCTGCTAACGGCTTTTCCGTTTTGAAATACAATACGATCCACAGTCGAACAATAATTACTTTCTAACTAGCTTTCAACTCATTTCGCCCATAGCAGTCTTGCTCTCCAGGCAGGAGAAGGACCGAAGCAGCTAAGCTCGATCATGGCTACGGAACCGGACTTTGCGTAGAAGTCGAGAGGGGATGAGTACTGACTATTTAGACCGCCCCAGGTTTCTTGATTAGCTGACCAGAAGGACGGGTCGCCCCAGTCGACGTCGTAGTCGAAGTAGGTTGTCAAAGTTTCTATAGGGTCTCCGACAAAGCGAAGAAGCACTCGCATCTCTCTGTAAAATCCCGGGGGAACGTTATTCGGGTCTGGTACTGGAATAGGCAAATTGTCCGGATTAGTTACATCTAGATCGATATAGTTACCCGAGAAGAGATTATTATTTATCGGTTTATTAACACAAGATCCGCCTAGCTCGATCGGGTTACCCGAGATGTTACCTATCCACAATCTGCCATCGGAAGAGTTAGCGATTAGCTCGGACTCTTCAGCATCTCCTATGAACGGCTCTTCCCCGGGTAACGGTGTACTTAAAATCTGTACGGTAGCTTCCATAGCTTAATTCACATTCCTACTGTGCTTTCAACGTTGAAAGCATGGTAGTGGGATAAGTATCGCTGTGGCAACCTATTTAACAGATTCCTGGTCTACTATATCTAACCTGGCTGCAGTGGCGTATGGTTTTGCAGACAGGTATCCTGAAGTTGCCAATCAGGTGAGGTCTAAAAGTCCGTTGAATATCCTAGGCACTGCTACTCCTTCTGAGATAGTTAAGAATGGTATAGATCTATCTGATCTCATAAACGTTCTTACTAAGGAATATAGTGAAGGAGGGGAATTTTCCCAGTACGTTGATAGCCAGTATCAGTCTGTTAGCGACATAGCAGAAGATCTGTACGAGGCCGTCTCTCAATCTTACAACGAGTCCTCGAGCTACGAATACTCTTTGACCGATGCACTGGATTATGTAGGGATACCTTTAGATAATCAAAGAGTGAAAACTAACTTAGAATCTTTAAACCCCGATCTTAACCTATTTTCCCGCCTCGCCTCGTCAATGGCTTACAATAAACTGGATAAGTTACCGGAGGGTAGTAGGATACAGCTAGATGATAACATCAGTTTATCCTCTGACTACCGTGGGATATCTTTTAGTACCGGATATCTAACACCGAATCAGTATTTTTCCAACATAGCCTACCCCGGTCTCAGTAATACGTCTGCTAATATACCTCAGACATTGATAAAGTCTGTTCAGGAGGGGTATGTAGGATATTCTACTACCAGCCCCTTAGAATCTCTGAGCAGACCAGACATTGTAGATACTATCTCTGCCAATGACATATCCGATCTGAATAAGCTCTTCCGACCCCTGTCCGGCTTGGGTACCATAGATACACTAAAAGATCTGAGCGGTTTCGGAGCACTTAGCGAAGCGGACCAGGCTATGTACAATGTAGATATTTCTGAACTAGTAGTCGATATCAACGGATACACCATCTACGATCCGTCTACCGATTCTAATGGAGATTTTATCGATACCAGCTTAGTACCTGACTACGAATCTGACAACGCTGATACCGGGCTACCCTATTCTTCTCGGACTAGATCGGTAACTTTTGAGAGTTAAATATGGCAACTGAAATCTACGGACCACTGCTACCGCTTCAGATAGATAGTCGTAATACTAACGATATTGTTAGGGCGATACAAACTAAGATTTTTGTAGAATCAGGCGGTCAGTTAACAGATTTTACTCCCGCCTCGCCCCTGGCCGCTATTAGCGAGGGGCAGGGATTTGCTCAGGCAGAGCTGCTTTATTATCTCAACTCCATGCCCGAGGCAGTAAGTATCCAGTGGCTAAGGAATTTTGGTATCCAGAGACGGATTGGTTCTCGTGCGCTGGTGGATATAACTCTGTTTCGCGTTCCCGGGTACAGCAGGCCTGTCACAATACCCTCCGGGACAAAAGTCTATGCCGATGGAGGCCAAGTCTACACCCTAATCGACCAAGTCAGGATGACAGAAGACTCTGCTGTAGTCACCGCTCAGTCCGAGAAGTGGGGCGAAGTGTACAACGTCCCCTCCGGATCTATTAATCGGATAGAAAGGAATTTCCTCGGTCTCGACTCTATCACTAATAATTCTGCCGCCACGGGCGGGCAGGATCTGGAGACTGTTGATGAGATGAAGACTAGGGCCTTTCAACTCATGGGGAGAAGAAATCTCACATCTCGCAGTGACCTGGAGCAAGAAGTAGCTCTGGTAGCTCCTGAGGCCGAAATTATCAAAGTAATGACCTATGAGGAGAGATTTGGAACAGATTCGAGGGGGGTATTTATCGTTGCTGGTGGAGAAGATGGCAGTGAATTACCAGTACCCACTCAATCTCTCCTCCTCACCTCTTTGAGAGACCGAGTACCCCTCGATGTCAATGTCTACCTATCATCTCCTTCCATATTACCAGTAGAATCGGTCATCAGTGTATCCTGGAATCCCCAGGAGACTACTACTTTTACCGATACCTTAGCAGGGCAGATCCAGTCTCTGTTGGTGGATTACATTAATCCGGTCCAAATTGGAATAGGCAATAATCTGTCTGTGTCTACGGTATTAAAGGAAATCCTGGATCTCGATTTCGTACTAGATATTAGAACTCTAGACATCAAAGAAATGCTATTAGACCCGACTATTACCGGTGCCACTGATGGGATCTGTGGGAGATTTCTTGGCACCGAGTCTGATGACGGGTCAGTCTGTACTTATTCATATGGTCAGGCTGTATCTAAAACCTCCACCGAGCCTCTCGTAGTGCCAAACTCTACCTCAGGGTTTAGGCTTTACCGGTCTATAGTTTCTCTAGTCTCAGTAATCGACTACAGCGCACTAACCTATACTTACGATAATTTATACGATGTTGTCTAATAGCGTTTGGGACAGGGAGAGAGGCAAGAAGTACAGGTCCCCGGCCTTCAGTGTAAGGTCGGGAGAGGTTACCTGCGAGTTTAGAAATCGCAGATCGAGTAAGATCTTTAGGAACAAGATAGGCAATATCAACTTTCTTTCAACTCCTATCGTAGAGACCAGAAACGGCGTAATCGATTCTGTCTACTGGGAGAGGAGTGTGGATGGGTACAGGTATAAATCGGTATCTCATAGTCATATTCTCCCCACTCTGCTCGACAGCAATTCAACCGTACTCGGCCATGGATTCCCGGTAAAAGGGGGATATGAAAACTGCACGATGATAGGAGCGACTTGTTCTGAGGGTACAAATGTCAAGTGCGAGGTTGGAAAATGCCGAATAGGGACATTGAGTCGTGTCGAAGGAGAAAAGTGGAGATATGACTCTCTCACAGTATCGGGTTTATATTACTTTGTATTTGGTGAGAGATCAGTAGAGCTTCAGAGTATTACGAAGGGAGTTTATAAACTTCCCGCTGGGGCGGGGGAAATTAATGTTGATAAAGTTGCTAGTATAGCATCTACTGTTTATTTGCCGCCAAATACTTATACCTCGGAGTCTTTTATACGCCGAGCTATACTCCGGTCATATGGGAATCTCGAAGTTCGCGCTATTACCGATAGCGTAGATGATTTTGTCCGATCGATTATAGGGCAGAACTTCTTAGAAGTTAAAGCTGAACCCGAGATTAAGGATAGATTGCTGAGTTATTTAAAAGACGAAGTTGATCCTGTGTGGTATGAATTTATCGAGAGCGAGATCGACTCGATATGGCTTAACAGGTTTTTAATCAACAACAGGGAATTCCTAGTGTCCTGCTATAACTCTCTATCTACCTTGTACTCTCGCTGTGCTCAGGTAGCTAGGAGTAGGATAAGGCATGCCAGGGTTTTTGGAGATAGTGATATTTCACGTCCGGTCTATAACAGACTCCCGGGTGTCGAAGGTGCTTATAATAGAGAGGGAGAGGATACAGCGGCTAAGTGGTTAACTTCTGGGGTTGACGATTTACTTTCCGGAGCAAAACTGGATATCGACCGATTTTACCGGAACACTCTCAATCCTGATACCTGCTACCCTTTAAACCTGGACTGGTTAGCGCAGCATTTTGGGTTTATAGGTGGATTGTGGAATACAGAGTGGCCCAGTAGTGTAAAAAGGAAGATATTAAAAAATGCCCATGTTAATATGCTAGATGAGGATTCTCTGTGGACTAAAGATCCTAGTGTCGATACCCTTAGGTTGATAGATAAATCATTTATTGAGCATTTTAACATAAACGAGAGTACTGGAGAAGTTACTACGGATTATAGATATACCACGAGAGAGTACGATTCTAGCACAGAGCTAACTTCTCTCTCTCGGTTTAATTCTCTCAAGGTGGATATTTCTCAGTGGCCTGGACTTTTACCGTCTCGGGGTAATCTTATCTCTCTCCTGTTCATGTTCTGGGTCCTTAATATCAAAGCTCCTAGTCCGGAGGAGATGGTATACAACTCCGTTGATAACACTTTTAGCGTTAAAAGTGGTTTAAGGGCCAATGAATCCACTGCTCCAGTGAATTTACCCTATATCACCGATGTATTAAAAGTAGGAGGAAACTCTGATGCTCAGGTAAACAACTTTCACAACCAATTAATCGCGGATATAGGAACTTCTGAGGACGAAAATTCAGCTAATACTGTTGTGATACGCATGCCTTTTTATTATAATAGAAATGGGCGTACATGGGACGCCACTGTTAGTGTTGTGGAAAACTACGTCCCTTGCACCTCGATTAAACGAGTCCAATACTCCTATGCAGCAGCAGATCTTTTAGTTGCTGACGATATCCTGTTCGAACCTAATGGCTGAAAATCCCTTTAAACCTCTGGCAACGATGGCCAGAGCTCAGACTAGAATTATTGAGACCCTGGGCGTCCCCTATGCCGACCCTTTTAACGAAGAGGCAGTCATATCGGATGTAAATGATCCGTTGAAACTGGGTCGGGTTAAGGTTACTACCGATGACGGGATTGTCTCCCAGTGGATACCGGTGTCCGGATCGAACAAGGGGGTATTGAGTGCTAGGTATATCGGTTCAGAGGTATTGGTAGGCAAGACCAATGGTAGATCGGAGAATATGTATGTCATAGGAGTTATAAGAAACGATCCTGACATCGGTGTTTCAGGAAACCCTTTGCAACTCCCCATCATAGACGAGAGTACTGCGGTTTGGAATGAGACCACTGATTCAGGGATGAAGTGCAATGAGGGGAATGAGGGGAGGATGTATATCCTGAGCAATGAGATGAACCAGGATGTAGTTGTATGCCTCAGACGCACAAGCAATCAGGTAGGGAATAAGCCCTCTTGGTCTTGGAAATCGATTACAAGCGGTCTTTGGGTCGAGAAGGGAATAAACCCGGGGAACGAAACCACTCCCGCTGTTACTCAAGCGCAGAAGAGAAACCCAGGGATACCTGAGTGTAACGAATCTTTGCTGGGAGAAGTCCATGAGTTTACAGAAGATAGGGGATTCCGTACCACTTCTATGGTATGTAGGAGAGATGAGAATAAAAACTTCTCCTGGCTACCCCTAAGCGCTCCGCCAGTGTTCTTCCGTACCACACTGCCAAAATGTAGTGAGAAAGTGCATGGCATGGAGGCTGTGCTGGACGATGGCAATAACTCGGAGTTCTTAGTCTGTCAAAGATATCAGGGACTACTGCGTTGGGTAAGACAGGGGAGGCGTATACCCCATCAATTTTTTAGCAAGGAGAAACCTCTAACGCGTATTCAATTCACGACAGGGTTCAACCCCATCGAGACGTTGTCTGAAAGCCCGATGTCTTCTGATGACTGGGCGAAAGAGCCAGAGATAGCAGAGGTCGCTTTCGACACAGCTATCGCAGACATCGATATTACCGGTACAGACCCCCGACTGAAAGAACTTCTCCGCCTCGCAGGCCTCGTACCTGCTACCGCCTTTGACGGAGCTCAGACAATGAGGAGAGTGGCTAATGAAGCGTTGAGAAAGAAAACAGGGATTCCGGTAGAGACGATAACTCAGTTGATAAGAGAAGAGTTAGACCGAGATGGTTCATTGACTCCTGCTACGGCACAGGTACTTAGCGGTGTTGGAAGCGCTGCAGACGCACTCGTTAACGGGGTTACTGGGGGAGACCTGGACTCCGCCCTCTTATCAATCGGACAGAGTACTCTGCGGAATGCGATGCTATCGATTAACCCCCAGGCAGCGTCGGTGATGACCGGATTAATGAGCGGCGGAATAATGGGAGCTGTAGACAGCGCAGTTGCCATAGGTCTAGACCAATTACCGCCTGAAGTCAACAAATACGTGTCGCCTGTGATAGGGATTGCGAAAGATTTGCTGACCTCCGCTTATCCCAGCTCGCTTGAGAATATCCTCAACTCGGCCTCTGGCGGCGGCCTCCTCGCCGCAGTAAGTGGGACGGTAAATAATGCGATAGGAAATAACATTGTCACCCCGCAACTGCTATCGACATTGACTACGGGTCTTTCCTCAGGCTCTCTGGGTGAAATACCTAAGCTCTTTGGATCTCTAGGCAACCTGAACCAAATTTCGAAGCTCCCGGCACCCGCTAATGCCATACCCGCCCTCGCCACTACTGCTCTCGGGGTGTCTGGCCTAGCCAGTGCTGCCCAGGATCTTCTCGGAGGTGGGGGCATAGGTCTTGATAACCTCGATCAAGTTATTGGTGGTGGATTCAGCGCGGCTAAGACGATAATATCGGGGGTTAAAGGCCTAACTGGGTTGTTTGGCTCTTCAGGATCCCTGGGCTGTCCGTGTGATCCGAAGTGCAGAAAGACTGAGCATGGGGAAGATAGTGATGGCAATAACCTGATCGAGAAATGCGGAGCTATGACAGCGAATAATGCGAACGCTTATGCCGCTGAGGGTAATCCTTTGGAGAATAATGCCGGCCCTATAGCAGAGGATCAGGGGTCGTCTTTCACCGACATAGGGGAAGATCTGTTGCCTGGCAATATAAGAAACTTAAGCGAGTCGATTAGGGAGATCTCCAGGGTGGGTGAGATGGCCGAGAAGTATTTTGCATCGAGGTATGCGGACCAGGTAGATAAGGAGTCGGAGATTACTTATACCTTCGAAGCTGTAGAGAAATCGCTTAAGGTGGCGGACAACAATATCACTAGGATAGAGTCTATTGAGAAAAAACTAATCGATGCGCTCTATAAACTCTTGAGGGGGATTGGCTATGGGGAAAAATTAGCCATTTTTCCACGCCTAATACGGGATGTGAGAGAGAATTCTCAAGCTATAAAAGATATCTATAAATTTACGAAGAGACTCGATCAAGTTAAAGATGGACCCAGGGTCGGTGTTAATGTCACTACTCCTATATCTCGGGCGTTTCAGAATATACCCGATCTCGCTAGATTACTAAGAGTGAATAGGGAGTTGGCAAAAGCCATTATAGACGGTGCGATTAAGCCGGCCTATGAAGAGTGGAAGACTCTAGATTCCGGGTTCAACCTTGATACTACTCTGGGTGAATATGATGACACTATCCCTGACCCCTTCTACCAAGAACGTACTCTTTTTGACAGAGATAGGGTTTTATCTATTAGCTTAGAATCTAAGCTCGGAGATAACTCCCCCCCAGCAGAGAATACAGTACTCGATTTAACTCTATCTCCGGAACAGTTAGACCGGCTTAAGTCGAGGGGTATCAGCGATGGAACGCTGTCTTCTATCCCTGATGAAAGTAATGTACTACTCCTTGATTCCGGTGAAAGCTCACTGTACGATGACATAGTTAATAGAAGAGGTCAGACTAATTGTGAATAAAAAAGAAAGGGACAAAGAAAAGCAGTTGGTAGTTGAAATGTCAGCGGATATCGATAAGTTAGCTGACAATGATAAGAAAGAACTCCTAAGATTGCGATGCAGAACAGAATTTACTACGTTTGCTAAATTCATAACCCGGGAAATAGGCATCAATGGGGTATTTAAACCGTATAAGGTTCACTCCTTGATATGTGAGTATGTTCAAGGGATCTGCGATGGAGATCCGAGATATAGGAGGACGGTAATATCTCTTCCACCTCGTACTGGTAAGTCCCTGCTTTTATCAAAACTGATGCCTACTTGGCAATTGGGAAGAAGTCCGACTTCGCAGTTTATCTTGGCCTCTTACGCCCTTAAGTTAAGTCAAGAGGCATCTAGATCTATTCTAGCTTATACTACCAGCGAAGCTTTTCACTGGGTATTTCCTGAGTGCGAGGTACTAGAAAAAAACTCTAACCTGAAAACTATACGATCTGAGCAAGGTGGCCTTATCATGGCAGCATCGGCTGGGGGCGGTGTTACCGGTTTTGGCTACGGAGTAATTAGTGAAGAAGATTTACCTGGCATCGGAATCTTAGACGACTTACTTGAAGACGGCAATTCAGCTCAAGTTCTTGAATCTACCTTCTCCTGGACTGCAACGCAGTTCTTAACTCGAGGCCTACCAAACAACTGTGTCGCAAGTATAGGGACCAGATTTCACAAAGAGGATGTTTCGGGGAGGTTGATTACCAGTGATCCGGAGGGTTGGCTACAGCTTAATGTCCCCGCTCTATGTACTGATGAGGATACGGATCCGCTAGGACGAAAACTTAACGAGTCTCATTGGCCAGAATTTTTCCCCACCTCCGCTTTGGAAAGCATTAAAAAACAGGACGAAAAGACTTTTGAAGTCTTGTATCAGGGTCGCCCCAGTGGTGAAAGTGGAGCGATATTTAAGGATTTTTGGTTTGGGTATCATGATAAGAATAAAGAGAACTATGAGTACGTTTACGCGGCTGCTGACACTGCTTTGAAAAAAGGCCAGATGAACGATTCGTCGGTGATATGTATCTTCGGCGTGGTTAGAAAGACTAGAAAGCTCCATCTTTTGCATGTATACAAAGAGAAGATGGAGTTTCCTGAACTACTCAAGGCCATGCCACTTTGGTTAAAAACTTGGCGTGTAAGGACCCTATACATCGAAGCTAGAGCTTCAGGTCTACCTCTTATACAAATGCTCAGGAAAGAGCTACAGATACCGGTACGAGAGGTGATTCCGACTAAGGATAAGATTGCTCGAGCTAACGAGATAGCTCCGATAACGGAGGAGGGAAGGATCTCTATCTATTCCGACATACCAAATCTCGGTGAATTAATGGCCGAGTTAACAGCTTTTCCTTTTACAAAACATGATGATTTTGTAGATAGCTTTGTCCTGGGAGTTACGGTTTTCCGTGATGAGATTATGGGGTCGGCCAAGGCAGCTCATGGGGGGAGCAGGATACATTTGCCTCAGATCAATAACCACGGGGGTTTACAGAGAGCGACAAGTCGTCTAGGACGCGGATCACTTAATACTAGCTATTTGTAGACATATGTGTTATAATTAAAGGGAAAACTCTAATCACTAAGTATTATGGAAGACTTTAAAACCAGAGTGGTGTTCTTCACGCAGCCGGGGTGTCCTGCCTGCGATGCTATGAAGCCCATCTTCGCCAAAGTTGCAGGCGAAATTGCAGAGGAATACCCTGAGCTCAGAGTTGGCTGGGGTGAATTTAACGTCTTAGATGACAACTGGGAGTTCCTGGAATCTCTAGTCCCCGGAGAGTCGGGCAACGGAACTCCGGAATTCGCCATCTTCGACGAAGAATGCAACTTGATCAGCTTTAACGGTGAAGGCATTATGTCTGCTACTCAGACGAAAGATTTTGTACTAAAAAACGTTAAATGAGACCAGTAGAACTAGAAAACCTTAAGGGGGTTAGACGATCCGAGTATGAAAGAACCAGAGAAATGCATATTCGTGAGAATATGTGGAAAGCCTCTCATGCAGCTAGGAAAGTTTCGGGCTTTAGCGGACTTCCCTTCGAAGAACTGAGATCAGTAGCTCTGGAGGCTATGGTCAAATTATACGACAAGTGGGATCCTGAGAAAGCTAACTTTAGTACCTGGTTAAATAGATCGCTTACTTTTCAACTCTTGAACTATCTTAGAGACAGTTCGAGAATGATTAAAGTTCCCCGGACTTATGCAGATACGTATATAAAAATACGGAAAATTATCGGTGCTAATCCGGAGATCTCTGATCAAGAAGTGGCCGAAATGACCGGCTTAAAGGAGTCTTTGATAAGGGAGACTAGGAGAGCTTATCAGGTCACTTATCAGGAGATTAACGAAGATACAGAAGTCCCATTTGAAGATGAAAATCCCAGGGAAGATAGTATCGAAAAGATGATGTCAGAGTACTCTGGTATTTTAATGAAGTTATCCGATCTCCCTGAGGGGGAATATCAATTTCTCAATGACGTCTACGTCAATAAGCGGGCTAATTCCACTATATTTAGAAAATATCCCGGGATTAATAGTCAACACCGTATTAGAGAGGAGACTCAGAAAATTCTGAGTAAAGTTTTAGAAGTTCCATGTCTATTAGATACGTAGAAGTTCTTGGCCAACAGTACAATAAAAAGCAGTTTTCTGCTAAATGGTCAGAGATAATTGCTAGCTATGAACCAGGTCTGAGTGTTTCCAAGTCAGATTATTGTTTTCTCTCAAACGTTTTAATAAGGATACCCCGATTTTCTAGAATCATGGACAGGGGCAGGGTGGACTACAAAGTAGTTAAGAAAGCGTTTAATGGAAAACGCGTCAAGGGGATTGTTCTTGTAACCCCTAATTCTAGTTACGAGGTATGGGTGGGTAAAAAGTACGTCATGGACTCTATCTTCCCCAAGTCAACTGCTCCTGATCCGGCTAAAGAGAACAGAAAGAATGCGATTAGAGCGTTAAGAGGGGTTATTGAACCTCAGATACAGGAGTATAGAAATAGGTTCAAGGGTCAGAGACTTATTAAGTCGTCTCTCAGCGGAAAACCCATCCTAGGACCGTATCATGTCGATCATGTTTATCCGTTTATTAGGTTAGTCGAGGAGTGGTGTAGAGAGAATCAGTATGACCTCGAGACGATTCCGGTAAAATGCCGTGGAGCTATTTGTAGACTGCAGTCTGTAGAAATGGCAGAGAGCTGGTTTGACTACCACTCTTTCCATGCTGAATTTCAAATTCTCGATGCTTCGGAAAACACGTCGAAGGGATCAAAGTACTTCGGGAAAAACTAAGTCGAAGACTCTGGCCGCCTCTTCGGCAAGGATTTCTGTCACTTCGGGGGATTCTTCGAGAACTCTGTTGAGCCAGGGTTGGTCGGGAGAAGATCTAGCGTCATATCCCGATACCATAGAATAGATTGGCCTACTCTCGCGCCCTATGGGGGTAGCGGACTCTTCGCCATACCTTCTCTGTAGGTATTGTATAACAGGGGATTCTGGTCCCTGACTCTCTAGCTCAACTTCTAGTGCCTGCAAAGAGGTTTGAAGGGCGGAGAGTAAGCGTTCTCCTGCGTTATCACTAGTCACCTCGACACTAACAGCGCCGAGAGAGCGGACATATTGACCGATGTTATGGGTTAGCTCTTTGGTATACCCTTCAGTGACGGCACGGAGGAATTCTACTCTCACAGAGTCCGAGAGCTGTCTTGTAGTCTGCTCTTTAACTATTTTCTTAGCAGACTCTTGCAGGATCTCTCGAAAAAATAACCCTAGAAGTACCCTTGCTATCATTCTTCTACACAATCCATTTCGCTAAAGATTTCTACACCGAAATCTTGCCTTTCCCCTTCTAGCTGACCAGGGGCTCGCTCATATGCATCATTAAACAGCGCAGCGGCTTCCTCTGGGCTTCTGGCAGAATTCATGGCCTGGATGAGATTTCCCCCTGGCGCTTTTACATCTGACGTAGCATCGTAGTACGGACTGTCAGGGTCCAATTCTGCTATAAAAAATGACATTTGAGTATTAAAATCGGAAGCTGATCTGCCAGACTCTCTGGCAAATTTTTCTAGATTTGTCCTCCTGGGGCCTAGCCATTGGAAAATTCCAAAAGCACCGCTACCCTTCCGATTCTCTATGGCCGGATCAAGATTTGTAGTGGACTCTGCCAGAGCATTGCCAACGATGCCGGCATAAGCCGCCTTCGTATTTATTCCCGCTTGTCTTGTAGCGTTTATGATAAGATTTACCTTGTCCGCAGGATACTTAGACCCCTTGTATTGACAGTTTGCCGGAGGAAATTCGCTATTAACACTTCCCCTACTCCCCGATCTTCCTGCTTTGTAGAAATTTTCAATATCCTGAGCCTCTTTACAAAAGACTTCGCAGGAGGTCTTACCGTCCTCAAGTTTCCAGCACAAATCCCCTACCGATCTTATATATCCGTAGTAATCTTTTGCGACATTAAATTCTCCTGAGGATATATAATCCTCAAAAGGGGGAACTTGTATCCTAGCTGTAGTATTCCCCCAATCAGTAACCCCTGTTATAGATACTCTAAGGTCTCCTTTACTCCACTGGTAGCGGGCATTTTTAACGAACCACTTGGAAAACCTCTCTGCTATCCATATCCCCGGATCGATTGTACTCGGCCTACCCTGCTCCACCCACTCATCGTAGTTGGTAATCAGCGATAGAATCGTTCTTCCCGGCACGATTCTCAGGGCACGGGGGATACCTTTAAACTCAGTCGATATCTCAGCACCGTTGACAGCAGGACCGCTTTGCACGCCAGTACCGTATCTAGATCCTACGCTGGATTTGGTTCCCTGGACACCTTGAGTCGACCCGTCTGCCAAATGAGCCAGGAGAATTTCGCCTTTAGGAGTATCTATTACCACATAATTTCCAAATCCACTCTCAAAACCAGTATCTATAACTTTACCATCGAGCAGAGTTATAGGTTGATTATTTATATCTACTGAGTCTCCAACCAAATCTACCCCTTTGTGAGGTCTAGGTCTAAATTCTTCTTGAGCTCCGTATCGAGAAGATGTTTTCCAGGACGAAGGTGGTCTACCTCCAATCTCTATAATCCCATCAAGGTCTTCTCTAGTGATTGGTCTGGAAGGTTCGTATTCAGCGTGAAGGTGGGGACCAGTACTGCGTCCAGTATTTCCCACTCTCCCAATAACAGAGCCTTGGCCCGAATTACTCACCGGTGACGATGGCTTATCTCCCCTCAAATCAATATCCTTCTTCTCCTCATCCGTCAGTGGTTTAACCGGTACAGCGTATTTCCACACCAAAGCGGGGGACAGAGTTATCTTATCAGACGAACTAATAGCGGAAATGTAAAATCTGGTGAACTCAGGTTTCTCACTCGTCGCAGTCCCTATCTGCTCATTCATCTCCACGGGAGTACCTTCCTTCAACCTCTCCTCTACACTGGATAGATTGACAGTCTCCTGCATGATAACACTATTCCTACACTTCTTGTTCTCATCGCAGTAGCGCAGGAAGTAATTCGTTGCTATGATGACTCGTCCCCCATCTCCGCTGACAGTTACCGCTATGCCATCTAAAAGTGACTTGGGGGCATCGCCGCTAATACCGATTCCATAGAAGTTAGTCTTTTTCTTCTTTTCAGTCTTCACCTGCGGTCCTGCAGAGTTCCATACATATCCGCTACCAGTCTGTTTGTCTGAAAACCTCTTGTTAAGGGTTTCGAATTGGTTAGGAAAACTAGTCAGGTCTGTCCGAGCATCTTTCAGTTTCGCATCTCTCTTCTCTTTGTATATATCATCAATAGTGTATGACTTATTCTCCCGTAGTGGGAGTTTATCGTAGTTATATCCAAGACCTCTGGACAGGTCATACTCCAGGTTTTGGTTCAAGAGATTGGTGGGGACTTGACCGGTGATAGTATACCCCTCGTAGAGTCCTTTGCCCAGGTAGAATACGGAACATCCTTGATTCACATTAGCTCTGGTGCATAAAGATATCTTCTTAGCGTATTCTTTTACCGGCAAAGAGTTATAGCTTCCACCTACACTATCTAAATATTTTTTTATCAACTCTCCAGCAGTAACGTTCTTTTCTTTAAACGACCTGGGCATTATATACTTCTTGGTCTCCTTATCCGTCGGATCGGTACAGAAGGAGGGGGTGTATCCCAGCTCTTCTACCACGTTTTTCAGGTTTTCCTCTAGAGATTTGTTCTCCTCTAGCTGAAAGTTTCCCAAAGACTGGTTGAACGCTACGACCTGAGGGTCTACACCTTGTAGGGAGACTTGGGGGTAGGATTTACCATGCTTAATTGAGAAACTTTGCAGCCTAAAATAGGTATCCAATGATACCTTCGTACCGGCCACTTCGTAGTAATACTTCACCACTATATGGGCGAAGTCACCAAAGCCCCCCTTTCTTAAACGAGGATCCTCGATCTCCTGAAAACGCCTACACCGATTCGACTCCGGGCTCTCTCCCTCTTTGCAAGCAGGCAGCATGATGTGATTCGCTGCAGCATGGCTGGAGTTCGTATACGCTGCAGCAGAATCGAATAGGGCAGCCCAGGCTACCCCGGTCATATAGGGGTCGGATAAGGTTATACTGGCCGTAGACCCTGACAACGCAGTAACAAACTGCGTAGCCTCGGTCATAGCATCGGCGTTCATCACTAGCCCGTTAGGGCTCCATTGGAGGTTTACTGAAGCGCTGACTACTTGTTTCTCAGAAAACGAGATTAGTTTGTCACTAGAATACGGCCTATAGCTTACCGCACACCTGCAGCGGTATAGCCCGTCCATTATTAACCTACGCTATTTACTGTTACCTCAGCTCCGGACCCAGTAGCACTCTCCTGTCCCGCAGTCCCTGTATCGATATCGAGGCTTACGACGTCGCCTACTGCGAATCCGTCTCCTCCATCGCTAAGAGCGGTGATAGAAGTTACGACGCCAGAGGCGATAGTGGCTTCGAATACGGCATTGGTATACTGATCCGGGTCTGTCTGATCTCCGAGAGCGAGAGTGCCGAGGAACACGACTCCTGTCTCATCTTCATCAGCTCCGTCGATGGTGTAGCCAGAACCGCCAGCGGTTAGGGTATAAGTTACAATAGGGCCGACGGGGGTGACATTGTCAAGGATCTCGGACAAGGTAACAGTCAGATTGTAGACCGCTACCATAAAGTGGTAGTCTCCTTCGCCATCGATACCGACGTATCGAGTGATGTTGACTAGCTGATCGTTGAGTTCGTTGGCATAGGGATCCTCGGGTACATCGAGGTTGTTGACAAGGGCGTTAACGATTAGTTCGAGGGTTCCGTAGGCAAATTTCTTAGCTTCAAACCCCATACTAGGGCCGCAGGAAACAAAGCTGTTCAGCGAGCTGGTCCTTGCGGCAGGAGTATTAGAGCCGCTATTATACTCAAGAACTAGCTTGTTGTCAATTACGGTCTGCAGGAAATCGTCGAGGGAGGATTTAAACTCAAACTCTATCCCTACAAGCTTTTTTAATGTCGCAGTGGTGACAGTCATGGCAATTTCTACTTACATCTAGCTTTCAACTAAAAATCCTAGGTCAGACGGACCTTCAAAACCCCAGAGGTGTGGTATAATCCGCCAATAGGTACGGCCGGATCTGCCGCCGCCGCTGCAGTGTCGTCGGAGAATTCGCGCAGTCCCGTAAAATCGATGCGGCTAAACTCGACCGAGGTGTTCTTATAAGCAGTTTTTACCGTACCTGTGCTATCGACATAGTAAAACTCTTCCTCCGGTTCGTTTAGAAACAGCTCTCCCCTCTTCGCCGCTGTGTTATCATTGTCGTAAAGTCCTTGAACATATTGTTCGTTGTGGGTGAGGTCAGAGGTAAATCTGACTCCCCATCTTGGCTGGGGCTGTGTCATGAAACTGTCTAGCTAATCGTCTATAGAGCTTTCAACGTGCTACAGTTGTCCCGGTTACTTCGGGCCTATGGAAACGATCATTGTTCTCGGTGCAGATCGGGTGGGTAAAACTACTGCGATAAGGAATACAAAGAAGGTGTTGGAGAGTTTCGGTTCAAGCGTCTTAGTCGCTCACTTTAGCGGAATTGATCCGTCCCATCACTCCCCTATACAACAGTTTACCGACTCGCTGTCGGATGTAAACGACAAGGGTATCGACTTCTTGATTCTAGACCGGTTTGTTTCTGACACCTTGTTCTACGAACCTTATCGGGCTAAGATGCCCCCTATCCCTCACGAGTACTCCTATGAAGTAGAGTCACTTCTCCTCTCATACTCTAGCCGTCTCGATCTCGTTCTTATAGAGCATGAGTGGAATAAAGATATTGAAAATAGGCATAGAGACGAGATTACTGAACAGTACCCTAAAGCCTCCCATTACTGGGTTCATTCTCAGGTTAAGAAGAGGGAGATTGAGCACGAAGAATACTATAAGTTTACTAGGGAATACCTTAGATCGGGTACCATTGTCCCTCAGGAGAATATACACACAATGGACGGAGATCTCTACGATTCCTCTGTCACTCTATCCTACTGCGATGGACTCGAGCTGCCGTAGTTGAAAGCTAAGTAAGGGATTTGGAGAGATCTTTGACCCGACTTAAGGAAAACTCAACCCCAAGGGTAGTCAACAGCATGTCTGTTGTCTGCCCATTTTTTGTATCTACAGGTGATTTATGGCCAAAGGTAAAAGCAGGAGAGAGAAGGTGACTGAATCCTCAGTGCCAGGGTATAACGAGATGGCTTATGGGATTCCATCCTCTAGGGGGGACGGAGTTGTTACGATACATCCTGCCAATGAGAGTCAGAAGGAGGCTATGGAATACCTGAGAACTAGAACTCTGACCATCTTGACCGGTCCTCCGGGGACTGCAAAGACGCTGCTGTCTGTCTACGTTGCTTGTGAAAAACTACAAAAAGGCCTTATAGACAAAATCTACTACATTAAACCCATCGTCGATACGCCTGGAGAGAAAGGGATAGGGTTTTTGCCAGGCACGGAGAAGGATAAGCTCGAGCCGCATATCGCCTCTTTACGAGATGCTTTGAGTGTGTTTATGGCAAAGGGGAAGGCTGATTATCTTATTGATAAGAAGATCATAGAGTTTTTGCCCATCGAACACCTTAGGGGGAGATCACTACACCGCTGTATGATCATCGCGGATGAGATGCAGAATGCCACTGATCACTCTGTCCTTACCATCTTGTCACGTCTAGGTGATCACAGCACGATATCTCTCCTCGGCGATGTGGTACAGAGAGATTTGTCTAAAAGGTTCGGAGGCGACGGACTTAGCGATGCTAGGTCTAGACTACATCACCTCAAGGGGTTTGTGGGCTGTGTCGAATTCGGCATGGACGACATAGTTCGCTCCGAGTTTGTACGAGAAGTCATCAAGTCTTATTCCGACCTCTACGAGGCGAAGTAACACCAGGGGATTGTAAACTTGAAGGGAAAAAAAGCCCAGCCGAAAACATCCACCTGTCAACACATTGGTTGGGTGAAAAAGGTCCCCTGGTCCAGTTTGGAATCTCGCAGGCAGATAGAAAAGCTAGACAGAAGATCAGTTCGGCTATTAAAAAAGCGCTACCTTCGAATACATTTTTTGTCAAAATTAAATACCTCCTCACTCTGCTTTCAACGTTGAAAGCTTATTAGGAATAGTATAGTAAGATTTATGGCGACCAAAGTCAGCGGAGATCTCGGTTTAACTGGACAATCTCTGATAAGAAGGTTAAGAAAAGAGGCTCCCAGGAAGAGTGGCCGGGCGAGATTTATTGGCCTAAGGCGTTCCTCCGCTCTGTCCGATGTTGAAGATCGAGGAGAAAGCCTTAATAATATTCTGCGTAAGATAAGTATAACCGAGGGCGCTGAAACAAATCAGTATGGGGGTCCCTATGACGTGTTAGACTGGAACGTTACTTCAGACTTCGTTGACGAAGGCATAGACAGGAGTTTTCTTAGCAGACTGTCTGGTGCTAGTATAGGGGGAGGTAGTCTAGGGAGTACGGTTTCTATAACTCCAAGGATTCGGATTCAAGATAGAATAAATTTTCTCGACTCGTTTTACGGAGACGGAACTTATCCCAATCTACACAGCGGGCCCAGTGCTCAGTTTTATAAGCCTCCGACTACCCCTCAGCATATTGGATTTATAAGATTCTCCTTTAACTCTGACACCGGAGCGGTCACTGTATCCGAGCTTAAAGATACTGATGGAACTACTAATCTCTCTGAATCTACGATTCTAGGGGTGGAGACCGCTATCATATTAGATCTTGATCAGTACGGGACTGCTGACGGTCTGGTCATTAATCTTAGTGGATTGGAGATATCTCTCAGGCTGACATCTCCTACCACATGGACAGTAGAAGGATCTAGCGCGATTAGTAAATTGTCAGGTATACAGAGCGCTACGACGGGAAATTTTTCTGATCTCGTATTCAAACTGATACGTCCTTATTCGGTGAGAAATAAACCCCTGTGGTTTAGTCAATCACCCAATGATGCTGATACGTCCCTAAGTAATGGCAACTTAGATGATAATAATCAGTCTACCAGCAGCAAGGTATTGATTAATAGCTCTGGTAGTATCTTGCCGTATATCGAGAAGGGCTATTGGTTTACCCGAGCATGGATAGATTCTAGGTGGACTGGTGCTGAACAAACTCTCCTCGTAGCGGATAGCTCGGGTGGTGATCAAAGCATTATTGCCGAAGACTCAAACTTTCGTTGGCAACAACCCCCTTCACCGTTAAGGTCGTATCAGTATAATTGGGGGATTAGATGGGATGGTTATCTTAGGATTACTCCTGGCATCTATGCTTTTCAGGTGCAGACTAATGTACAGGTGAAGATAGACATGGCCATTGCCAGCGATGCCACGTCCTGGGTTGAGGTTTTCAGCGTAGATGGTAATTCCGCTCAGCAATCCGAACAGACTTATCTCTCCAAAGTAACCTTTAACACAGATCAGTTAAGTGATCAATACAAGTATGGTTATAGTGATAATTGGGTGGCTTATGTCCCCATCACTATTAGAATGTATCACGGCGCGACGGATAAGATAGCATTAGATGAGATTGTACCCACCGAACCTAATCTATTTATCAAGACGACTTCGGTCTCAAGTGCTATTAATTTCTATAGCGAAGAGCATATTGTAGATATTGACGGCTCTGGTAATGTTGCTGGCACCACAATAGATCAGGTTATTAATATCCTTGAAGATTCCGATGCCTCAGTGTCATACTCCCTAATCGCTAGTGGCAGTGATATACTCGCTTCGCCCATCATCATCGATTTGTCTACTAATGGCACTAATGTGACGACAACGGATACTGTCGCTGCGGGAACTTATACTCTGAGAATATCACCAGAATTTAATGATAATCTTACTGCGCTGTGGAAAGGTCGTATAGCCTCGCCTGATGAGGCTTACATCTCCTACCTCGATCTCACGGACGGCTCTCACGAGCCTGATATACAAAGAGTAGGTTTTGATACCAGACCTACATGGTGGAAAGTCTCAGAGGGACACCCCTATGATACCGACCCCAACGCTGTTGACGGAGATAACACCCCTCTCGATGGTTTTCTTGAAAACGATTTCAATTCTTCGCTGAGATCACCCGCCCTAGGGCTCGGCTTATACGGTGATGGGGGCACATCGCTTACGGGGACGGTAGGAATCAGCGGGGATACGATGACCGGGACCGGTACGGTTTTTAACAGCGAACTCGCTGTAGGCGATGTTGTAGACGTAGCGGCAGGGGAAAAGTATATCATTGAAGAGATTGTCAGCGATACTTCGGCTAAGGTTTCTCCAAATAACAGAGTAGTTAACCCCGGAGCTGCTATTGAGAAGCATACATACTCTTCGCGCCCTAACATTATTCTCGGAGAAACTAGATACTCCAGCTCTGAAGAACTTGGTTCGAATTATATAGGATTGCGCATGGTTCCTAACCAATTGGGCGAAGCGGGTAAACTAAACTTTAACGCCGTCCCCATCAACAGCGCCATGTACGAAGACACCGATCTCTTAGGTGCGGACGACCTGGGTGGAAGTCCTAATCACGAAACTGTTGCCAGCGGCAAGGTGTCACCAAACAGCATTAGATTATATATTAGTAAAGTAACTGATACGGAGGACCCCAGGTATAATAAATTTTATACCGTAGACATGTACGACGAGCTGGCAGTTTTACCTGGCACCGGATCGGCCGGAGTCGTTTACTACGCAGTGAGTGAAGATAAGTATTATGAGTGGAACGGCTTGAGTTACGATGAAATCGCATCGCCCTCTAGCGATGACCCGACCGGGTACGGATTGCCAGCATTTTCAGACGGTGCGTGGCTATCTCCGATTAATATATCGGTGACCAGAGTCGCTGATGACTCTGGATTCACGACTAACGTCAACTCCCTGAAGGCTATCTTAGTTGTTACTGTAGAGAGATATGAAGACATTGACAATGAAGACATTGACAATAATGTCAGCCTTATCCAGATATCTACTACCCAGGGGACTCTGCAGGTGGGAGGAGCGGATATCAATAGCTTTAGCGGTAAATATATAGAGTATTACACAGAAGAAAATGCTACGTACAACTATCTCCTCGTCGATAGTGGTGAATCGATGGCATTTGCCGACGTTCTCAAGATCACCTATAATGGTGGTAGTCTCAGCGGTAGCCTTAGTGAGATACCTAGACCCGCGTCGGCCCGGGTAACTCCATTCGGATTTGACCCTGAGTCGAGTGCAGAGATATGCTATCCCCCCTACGCCATATCAAATCCCCTGCTATCCGCCATAGCGATATCAGACCTCAATCTCTATGATGCCGGGAATACAAAGGGGCAGTATGACGTGTTCTGGGGAGACCCGAATATATTAGAGCTTGGTGGTAAAACTTTAACGGTGACCGAAAAGCTCGAGTTCAAAGAATCTAATGGCAGTGCTGTGGAATCTCTAGGAGATGATGGCCTAGATCTGGGGGTAGAGATAGCCTTCGCTGATTATACCCATAGACTAAAAATAGACCTGCCCGTGGACTCCACGGATTTTGATGAGGACCAACTGATTCACATTGGTAATCAGGAAGAAGTTAAAGATTCCTATTACGCATATGTCAAGCTAGATAGCTAGGAATTTAGCGTCTTTGACCGCGTTGCCATCTAGATAGGAGAATAGTGGCCAAGATGTCACTGTGTAGTCGACCGCAGTCTTTATTGTCTCCGTAGTTAGAGTCCTGTGAAAAACAAATCCACCGTTGTCAGGGTCGGTGCTAGGGGTTATATTTTGTACGAGAGTAGATAGAGTCGTATTAAACCCTTTGATATAGGGGAAATCAGTGGGTTCTCCGGGCTTGTAGTAAGCCGTGCTTATGCTATAACGATAATCACTCGCTGCTATTAGGCTCCCACTTATATCGTAAATAGCTGGGCTTAGATACTGCTTACCATTACGACTCATAAACGGCTTATCGTCACTACTAAATACTCTACGGTATTTATCCCCCGACCATAACCATATGCCTGGTATATTCTGCCCGAAGTATGTAGTCTGCCCGACTCCAGTAAGAGAGCTTAGTTCGAAAAAGTTAACTCCTTGCCGAACTGTAACATCGCCGGAGGTGGTGGCACTTTGTCCCGATGTGACCGTGAACTCATCGGTAGAATCAGTAGCTATTTCATATCTACCATCTGTCGCTGTACCAGTAGAGAAGAAAAGGTTTACCTTTTCTCCAGCAGACAGTCCATGGCCAGTTGAAGACACGGTTATCGTCGTACCTGATTGGGAATAAGTGGCCGAGCTATCTTCAAACAGTGGTTGATCAAGAACACTATCGGGATCTCTAAAGACAATTCGATGGTTAGTATTTATATTTCTCCCCTCGATGATATTGTAACTCGTGCCGAGATTATTTAAAGATTCCGAAGGTAACCTTACATTCTGTACGAAATACTTAAACCCGTCCTTCAGTTCTTCCACGGAGTCTGATAAGCCCCGTATAGTATTTCCAACACTCTCCCCTGTGGCATAGTTATCGGAGTAAGAAAAGAAACTAGATGATCCGTCTAAGTTGTAGAGTTGAGATAGATTTCTAGAGGAGATTTCATCTCTCCTTCTAATGATCATAGACGGTTCTTCTTGAGCAGGTATTAACTGTAGAGAGTCGTAAGATGTTCCGAGATACAGATATTCTGATACTCTATCGTCGTAGAGAAAGAACCCATTGTTTCCAGAAAATCTAACCCTATAGGTATATCTCTCATTCTTTAGTAATGCCTTTACCGAAGGTTTCCCCGACACATAGGGATCTTGAACTAGCGAGCAGTTTGGTATTGTTACCTTTACACTACCAGAAGTACTTATATTCTGACTGGACTGAACGGTAAACGTATTGCTGTCGGTGACAGTAACCGTCGAAGTCAGGTCAGTAGACTCCCCCGATGTGAAGTCTAGAGACACTTGGTCGTCATCAGACAAGCCATGGTCGCTTAGGGTAACAGTGACCGTGTTGCCAGATTGGCTGTAAGTACCACCTGATCTAGTGGCGTCCTCGGTGTATAGTAGACATCCATCTTCCGAAGGGATATCATCTCCACCGCAGCCAGGGATTATCTCCAAAGGTTCTTGGTCTATATACCCCGTGCCCGGGGTTACGACTACCACACCGACTGATCTGTCTATCGAGCCATCCTGGGAGACAGTAATTTTTACCCTGCCGCTATCCGATCCTGACTCTTCACCTCTTACTCTAACATCTATCTGAGCGGGAAGAGTTATTTCATTTCCATCTAAGTCTAGGATTTTATAATTTTCTCCGGTACCTAGTACAGAAACATTTACTATAGATCCGTTTACAGATACTTTTACCGATGACTCTAGACCAGAAGGTACCTTGTCGAACCAGACTAGATTGTTATCGGAGAAAGTATAAACCTCTTGAAGCGAACTTTCATCGCCACTAGGTTGCCCCTGGGTAAGTATTTTTGTTCGCAAAATAACATTGCCCTGAGCATCGGTGATGGGGTCGTTTATAAGGCCGTAGATCTGATTAGAAGACTCCGTGCTAGCAGAGTATATAATCGATTCTAGTCGATTAGAGAAAGCGAAAAGGAGCAGGTCTTGTTGGACCTGGGGGGCATAGAGTTTTTGTAGGGCATCAGTAGCGTTGAGACCCTCTTCTGACAGGTTAAATCCAGTAAATAATCCAGCAGCCATAGTTTTAGGTGATTAGTTTTAGAACTTGATTCTGGTTATTTTTCCAGCAAGAGCCAGAACCGACAGTTCCTGGACAGGAGGCCAAAGCGTTTAATCCAGTTTCCGTGATAGAAGCGTCTCTAGTGGTGGAGTTAAGGAATTCCACTGAGACGGGTATTGGAGAGGTACTAGGAGAGATGTAAGTAAACCCTAAATCTACTTTGATACCTGAAAGATTTTTAAACTGTGGACCCAAAGAATCCTCAGTAGAAACCTGAGTCTCTGTTTTTTTAGTCTTGTAGTAAGTTCCTGACTCTAATTGTCCCGGAACAGACAAGCTCTGATTACCTTGTGAGACATATGTTTTTATGGGTAACCCTGCTTCAGTAGTTATTTCTACCTCATTAAAGACTTCGAACTGTTCGTTTCTAAATAACGCAACAACAACATCCGGACCGGGTGATGTTGTAGTTGGGAATATCTCATTTTGGGTATAGTTACTATACTTGTTGTTCCCATCTAACTTGTTGCCAGCTAATTTAACGAGGCAGTTATTAAAACTTGTACTCGAATCGAGAGATACTACTTCGTTGATGATAACCTTTATAACGGTTATCGGGAAGTTATTATTAGAGAGGTCTACCGTAATTTTTCTATTATTCCCGCTAAATATTTTACCCAGAGTGCCGCTAGAATAACTGGACAGCAGGTTATTTTGTAGCATAATAGCAGCGTAGGTAGTATCGACGACTTTAGAGAAACCGATGTTGGTCGTTTCGGTATCAGGCAGGATAGACAGTGTACCAGATAGTCGGCAATTTGCAGCTCTAAATTGTTTAAGTTCAGAAAATCCGCTATTAAACCAGCCTGAAATATCTACAGTTTGTCTGTGAAAATACAGAGTGCTAGGCAGAGAACCTGGTATAGAGTTAGTGATAATAATTTCCGTGTCGGACACTGACATCACAGTGGCTAAAGTGTCCCCGCTTGCATTTTTTACCAGATCATTAACCATAACCTTTTGCTTAAGCGCAGTGCCACCTGTTAATTTGTGCACCTTGTCATCTTCCTCATCGGTCGAAGAGGGCGTCAGGGTGGATAAAGATAAACCGCTGATCGTAGTGGGGGAGTCGGAATCGAAGATACAAGCATCTCGCAGAGAAGACACTGACCAGTCACTCGGATAGGTGCTGGGCAAAGAGTTTCCTATATCGATATATTCTACCTGACTTACAGAGCTACCTTCGAAGGAGGGTAGAATGGACCCCCTGCCCGATGTGTTTTGTGAAAAGGCGGTAATATTTTTTATATCCCTGGAGAAATAATAGTCCGTATCGGACACAGAGAGATTTGATAAGTCGTAGAAATTTGATCTCTCTATTGAGATATTAATTGATTTAGTCTCCGTCTCTTTAAATCTTTTGAGGGGGAATATTGGGAAGCGGCCTGTTAAAGATGTGGAAGAAGTGTTATCCCTTTCAGTCTCTAACCTAACAAGCTCGTATAGATTCTCTAAGTCGTTCTTCCTAAACCTGTAACTATTACTAAAGTTATTAATATAAAAGTTGACAAGCTTATGGTCATCTCCCTCCGACCGACTTGGTGCGAAGTTAGATGGTAGCAAAAAGTCTATCCCATTCTCTGTCACTGGGTCGATCCCATTACAAGCACCTATGTTGATCGTAGTAAGTTGTTTAGTATCGTTTACGGTACCCAAAGAGGCCATAGGACCGTCTGTACTGGATCCGTAGAGGTCCAACCTCCCCAATTTAGGTACCTTTAGGGGATTAGTTTCACTGCCCGTAGCAGCACTGAATTTTGCTCCTCCGCAGTATCCAGAGTTTAGCGAAGTCAAGCTAGTCCACTCTCCGGACTGCAAATCGATAGAGACTTGCGTCCAACGTATATTAATGCTTTGGGTATTAGATCTCCAAACAGACCAGTTAGAGCTGTCGTCAGGGTTGTTAATAAAGCCAGTAATACTATGTGCTGCTCCATATCTCCCGGCAACGTTAAACGATCTAAATTTATAGTAGGAAACATAGCAGCCCCCGTTCACCGTATTATTAGTTACGATGGTTGAGGTGCCGATATCAGTAATAGAACCTGAAGCCCGAGAACCAAAGATGTCGTATGATAAAATATTCCCGTTATTGTTTATCTTAGGCAAACTACCCCAGAGTATGCGATAATTTCTATCGCCATCTTGTCTCCAAGACAATTCTCTGAGGTTGGGGAATACGTCGTCGAGACGAGGGCTGTACCCGTAAAATCTATCACCCAGGTTTAGAGTTTTAAGCGCTGAAAACACCCTGTAATCATAGGAACTTGGGTTGTCAACACTTGAGACTCTCCCCGCAGCGTCTTTTATATAATCTTCGAACAGAGAGTCGTTCCAATCGTCTCCATCTTCGTTAAGGAAGGAACCGGACTTGGGTACGGTAAGATAGCTAACTACGGTGTACAGGGGATTTTGCCCCGTACCAGAGATATTATTAACAGTCGCAGAAGAATTCCTAATATCGAACCAGCCCATGGGGCCATTGCGCCACCTATCCCCTGAGTCGGCTAGGTCCAGGATTTCTAGCTTGTCGTCTAGAGTTTTTAACCACAAGGGTAGGATAGTCATCGATCCTCCTGATACCTTAAAGATAGCCAGGTTATCAAATCCCACTAAACCCATATCTTTCTGGTCTGGAAACTCTTTGATATCTATCCCTGAAAACTCTATCCCCCTAACTCTCTGCGGATTAACGTATAAGTAGAGATATAAATCGTAAAGATTCTGAAAACCGGTAGTTGTAATATCAATGGGGACGTCAAATGGTCCAAGAGAACCCGTATTCTGGGTAACCTGCTCGACTGGTAAGAAATCTACTGGCACTGAGTTTGGTCGTTGTTGAGCGGGTTGGATTTGAAAACCATAGAAATAAGGGGCAGCAGAGTCAGTGAAGTATAGTTTAATGTTACCTTCAGCCATCCGGCAAAATATACGCAACGGGGTATTTTTTGTGGATAACAACTTAACCGATTCTGTTGTCCCAGTGTCCCCATTGTCAACGTTAAGTGTTATAGCGTGGGTAGGGTTTTCTAAAATCTCTGATTTTTTGAGAAAACTAGTCTTGGGTAAAAAGACTCTGTTGACATGAGAGCGTCTACGTACCCTTATGCCTCCGGAATAGCTAGCGCTAGCAAACCAGCCCACATTAACTCCTGTCCCTTGCTCAGCGTTAAACAGACTGGCTCGAGACGTTGACATAGCAACCTTACGGTTAACACTAGTGCTAAATATACTGCTATTAGTATCTAAAGCTTTCTCTCTATACGTTGCTCCTTGGCATTGTATAGAACCATTAAATATCAGGATGTTATCGGTCTTTACTTGAGAGGACCCTACACTGCCCAATGTGTACTCTGGATTATAGTAGTCCTTGTTAACATATAACCGGGTAGGTATCCGATCTAAAAAGACTTCACTAAGCTGGTTAAGGGAGGGCAATAGGAGCCGGTCTAAACCCGATGCGGACCTTAGGTCTTCTCTAGAGATATCTTCATACAACCCTCTTATGAGGTCGAGAGTTTCCGGCTGAATAAGAATATTTCTAAGCGCATCTCTCTTGTCGGATTGAAAGATCTCGCTTAGGTTTGAAAAACTATCAGATATCAACCCGATATCGGGACGAGAAAACTGACCAAATCCTTGAAAAACCGTCTCGCTCATGTCTGCGCTATTACTACTTAGCTTTCAACGAGATTACTGTTCGCTGTAGTTCAGCGACACATAGATCTCGTTCTCTGTTTCATCGTGATTACCAAGAGATCGAGCTATGAAGAATGTAGCCAGATTACCGTCGTCCTCATTCACAATACTCTCTGCAGACACGTTAAAGATCGTATTAAGATCAATTGATGTCGGGGTATTAGCGGAGACGTAATATGTCGCCAAAGGAGTACCCCCATTGCTGGTCAACCAGCGAATCGGATAGTCTGAGGGGGTGAAAATACCCGCTGAATTGACTCCGCCAGGGGAGAGAAAACTACCACACTTTTTAGGGGATTCGTTTACTGATTTAGTCGGTGCAGTGGAGACACCTTGACTATCTATATGGGTAAAGGTTTTAATCACTTTAACCGGTCCGCCATTACCATTAGTCTCAGTATCTCCAGTGTCGTTGATGGACACTGTACTCCTGTGGGGGGTGAATGGCTTGACATCGATACCGTTAGGTGTTTTCTGCCCTATCCACATTCCGCCAATGCTAGCCCCCTGCCGTCCTTGAATAAAAGCTCTAATGAACGGTACATTGCCCGGTGCAATATCGGAGACAAGAATAGCTTCAGGTTCTAATCTCTTATTCATTCTAGCTATGTAGACTATGTTATAATAGACTGTTACAGCTCCTAAGCTCAACCCCCCTGGCAGGGTTCCAGTAGAGATCGGTAGTACATAGAAAGTGGCGTCGCCAACTGTCAATGTTTGTCCTCCGGAAGTCGACACATTAACCGTAGTGCTACCTTGCACAATAGTAACGGTGTAATTCTCTTCACCTAAGTTGGGCCAGGGAGAATTGAGGTCGCTTACATAGAATATATCGTTGCCGTCATCATCTTTTTCGGAGGCGATTTCAACGCCCTCTCTAAGCTCTCTACCTGCTTTGCAGAATACTCCGCGACAACGTCCGCCATCAGTGCCGGGCACATTGAGTCGATCGTCTCCTCCGAATTCGCTGATATCTTCGTAGTTTCCAAATTCACCCGATTCTAGGTTATAAGTATTAGTTGCTACTAACGGGCTGCTTTCGACGTACAAGGTGTTGTCAGGGTAGTCGAAGGCAAAATCGTAGGGCAAGCCGTCAGCGAAGGTGAGGCCGTCGTAGTTAGCGTTAGCTTCTATGCCCCAGTCAGGAGATGTAGCAGTGGCGTATAGAGTCGCCACGTATTCCGTTTCCGTGCCGTTCCAATCATAATAAGTGTTTTTACTCTGATCGAGGTACAGTGTGCTGGTGTTTCCGGAGTCAGGGAATGAATCGAAGTCAGCATACTCTTCTATCGTTTTACTTGACACGCTCGGCCATGCAAACCCTACCCTAAAAGAACTGCTATGGGGTCCCTCTAGTCCGTCCAGATCACCACCGACCCAGAAGATAAAGAACTCATCGCTCAGGATATCTATGCTGCTAAGAAGTATTTGGTCGCGGCGGAAATAATCAAATTCTATATCGTAGCCTTGTGTGTACGGATCTATGAGAGAGTAAGTGAAGGGGAGATAGACATTATCCGAATTAGGGCTTGGTTCACGGCTAGATAGATACTGTGCTCGGTCTTCCACATCTCTTTGGAGTTTTAAAGATAGTGCGGTGCTAAAGTCTTTATTAGATGGGAAAAGTCCGAAAAGATCGTCGCCTATGATTCGGACGACTTGGTTACCGATTACAGTCCAATTAGCGCTGTTTGTGGGGTCCCTAAAGGAACCGGCAGAGGGTACGTTATACACCGCTACAGCAGAGAATGTTGATGCGTCGGAGGATGATATCCCCAACGGGCCTGAATCTAGTTGGAAGTAGGGGTCGATTGTAAATTTTCCTTTAAGTCTTCTGCTCTCCGGTAATTCGGTCCAAGAGTAACCCTCTTGATGGCTATAGGCCCACTCTGGGCAGCCCTTCTGCCTAACAATCTTTACTTCACAATCTTGCTGGCTGTAGACATTAAAGTTTTCTGGAAAAATCTCTTTTTTATTATAAATTTCAGTGCCAAACCTGTTTACCAAAAACTGCCTAGGCTTAATACCCATCACAGTCCTCCAGTCAATAGCATTGAGCTGTGTCTTAGAAGCGCTGAATCCCGGGCTAGGTAGATAATTTACCTTAGACTGAGCATTAAGTGAGAATAGGGTTCCCTCATCGTATCCATCAATGTAATACGAAGCGCCGAACTTATGGATATACTGGTCTATACGAATCGCTGAAGAATCTTGGACTAAAAGTCGATACTTGAAGTAGAAGAAGGGATCGCCTAGGCAAGGTCGTCCTAGTTGATTCTCGATAACGAGGGTATGCAGGACTACCCACCTGCACTGATCATTTTCTACGGGTATATAGGCATAGAATCTCGCCCCGATAGCTCCGTACCAGCCAAATTCAATCTTGTACATGGTAACCGTATCAGGGTCTAGGAAATACCCGGTCTTACCTTCGCCGCTAAGCGGATCACCGTTCATGATCTTCTGCTCGATAACCGTCTCGTACTGAACCTGACCGTTACGAGTTACCGTTCTAGTATTCTCTGCATAGTTAGCATCATTGAGGAATTGGGTATCTTCTAGGGGGACTATGGAACGTCTGACTACAGAGAACAGGGATCCGTTGGTGAGACGGAACATGTAAGCGTCGGTGTCGTTTTCAATACCAAACTCCAAGACTGTACCTGGGCCAGCCCCAATCTCGCTTACCTTGGCGCCGTAAGTAAAACCGCTAATCCGTCCCGGTTGATACCGAAACGACCTAATCGACTTAAGAGTGATTTCGCTTCTAACACCCTGAGGGCCACCCGGTCTATTAGTATCTGTAGGGAGATTAATCTGTTCTCCAAAGCTGGCTGATGGCCAGAGGTTGGAGAATACATTGTTATCGGTGTCGGGTACGACAGGGGTATCGAGGATGAAATATGGTAACTTTAGGTCTTTCTCTAGGTCGGTAACAGTAGACTCGTTTTCGTGGATAGTAAATTCCCACTCCTTAAGGTCGCTTCTGATCTCATCCCACCTGAGGCCGTGATACTTTTCCCAGATCTCTGCAGTAGGATTAGTCTTTATCCTAAAGTGTCCACGGTCTTCTGATAATCCTTCGGGATAATATACCCTCGTTGTTGAGAAGAAAAAGCTGTCCCAAGAAACGCTGAGATTGACAGGTAGCACGTTAGTAGATTCATCGATGATTACACTTGCGCTGCCCCATAGCCCCGAAGTAGACCTCCAATTTTCTATTTCAGTACCTGATAGGAAGTTATAAGCTTTCCCGCTAGGGATGATTGGATAATTACTTATCCGTCCGAACCGGAGTTGTTGGATATCGAGCCATAGCTTATCCCAATAGAGTTCGTTAAACTCAAAGGTGCCGTCACCATTATCGATGGGAGGGTATTTCGAGAGAGTAGGTAGCAGGTTGAATTCTTCCCACTGAGCTTGGGAGAAGTTCCGCACCATGTGCCGGAACAAATATAGGGCGACAATGGAGTTTATATACCTGCCCCAGTTTCCATAGTCCTGTGCTTGGCCAGGATTTATAAGCTGATCGGTGATACTTGGCCGAGGGGGAGGTAGGAAAGGTGTTGGGCTAGAAGACAGCACGATGGCCGAGTTTCTCTCGTCCTCATCGAATCGGGTGAAGTAATAGTTTCCTGTAGAACTAGGTCTACGTGTCCACCATTGAAGAGATGCAAAATCTCTAAACCCAGCACTATCTAACTTCCAATCTTTAGGGTCGAGACCGTAGGTCGATACGTTACCGAATATACCCTGCTGCGTAGTCTCCCTATTAATACCAAGGAGCGATCGAGACACCTCGCTCTGTTCAGCAAACTCTTCGACCACGGGGAGTGCAGCAGGGTCTCCCCTGCTAAAAGCATTTTTTGTACTTAGGCCGTCATTCTTATAAGAGTCGGAATCGACAACTACGCTGGGAGAAGTATTCTGTCCGTATTCACTTCTCCTATACGCGTCCTTCTCGCTTACTAGTGGCGCACCTTGTTCAGTCGTTAAAGGATTACCCCTAATGTCGACCATCTGCTCGGTTATTCGAGTAGTCCGGGGAGGAGTCTGCTCCGCCCTGATCGAATTTTTACCAGCCATTCCTTACTGCTCCTCCCAAGTGAGAGAGTTGACCACTGAGAGTTCGGTACTGGGTTGAGAATTAGCCGATGTAGACTCCCACATAGCGTAGGCGCAAAGGATGTCGACCTCGTCGGTCAGAGGGTAGGAAATATACTCTTTATTATATGCGAAGTAGTCCGTAAGATCGTATTGCGAACCACCGGGGTTAGTGTAGATCGAGAAGATCGTACTTCCCGTATCAGCTACTGGGGAAAGTCGGAAGTCCTGGGACACCGATGCTCCCGAAAGTTCGGCAATAGATTCGAAAGTACCTACATTACCGGTCTCGTTCCATTTCTTCTGATCCTCGTATTGAGTGTGGTTAAAATCTCCGGTGAATAGGGTCAGGGACCCATTGACATCGAAGTTATACATGCGAACGGGGATCATGTTGCCATACACCGTGAAAGGTTCTGGTTTTGGAGAGAAGTTTTGAATGTAAAACTTATTACCTTTTCTAAACAACCTTACGAGCACGGGAGCCTCGGAGACAGAGGGATTGGCTGGGAATCCGCCGATAGGAATAGAACTCGTCGCGATGCCCCTCATATACATGTGAATGTAGTCGCCCGAGGTAGGCATCAGGGTACCCAGGGCGCTGTAGTCAGAGGTTGTAATATTGTTGGTTTCGACGATTTCTACTGGGACTATACCAGAGCCCAAATTGAATCCGTTGCCAGTAGCGCCAGAGTCTGAATATATCTCTATAGAGTATGACTGCTGGAGGCTAGAGTTATCTAGATTATTTGTTATCAGCAGAGGGTTTTTGATAAAGTTGAGAGTTAGCACATTACTCGATGTATCCGCATCCGGTTGGGTTACACCGATACCGTATTTAATCGGGTAGAGTTGGATGCGATTACGGATGAGCGTACCGGTTGTATTAGTTACCTCATCTTTAGCCCGTAGAGCGACCATGGCACGCTGACGTCTTGGTACAACGATTTCAATGTTATCCCCATTCGTAAAGGCTGAAGTGGCCTGGTTGAAATACAATTTCACCTTGTTCGCTCCGTCGTCGTTCTCGACCCAAGTCACTCTCATAGTCGTATCGTTTTTCAGATACGAACCAATCAACTGGTCTTTCTGTGCCTGGGGAACAACGCTGGACAGGATACTAAAATAATTCGATGCCGGTGCAGTAGCGACGGTAGTTTTAATGCCGCCATAAGCTACAGACTTAGCGTAGTCGGAAGACTTAGAGAGAAGTTTGACTGTTCCCTTATCGCCACCATCGATGTAGTAACTCGCACCGTACTTGACCAACGTGCTCTTACCGTTGTCCGGAAGACCGTTGCTAGGTCCAGCATGAGTCAGGTAAGTAATCGGCAGTGTAGCGTTTCCTAGCGACGCTACATCGAGCTGGTTAGATGCCCTCATGTGATGAACGCGTACCCACCTCGCCTCGCCGTTCGCGACGGGTACATAGCAGAGGAACAATGCACCTACCGCGCCGTACCAGGAGAAGTCGATCTTCCACATGGTAACTTTACTAAAGTCTACGTCGTAGACTGAAGTATCCGTCAACGTCTGTCCGTCTAGGATGACAGGGTCGCCAGGACGTTTTACACCGAGAGCGGAGGGATCTACATTGGCAGTAGATACATCGCTCCAGCGAACAGTGTTAGTAACCCCATTGAGCTGATCGTTACTGAACATGGCACGGACAGGGCGCCACTCGTAGACCATACGATACTGAGGAGGGACACAGATCTTGAACCACTCCTTGAGGGTTACGTTACGCTTTCCTGGATCCGGCGATGCGGTATCGTATTCCTTAGCCCCAATGCGGTGAGAATCAGCTCCGAAAGCGTTATCGAATTCGCCATTAGTAATCTGAGTACCACCTTGAACAGTGACGAGAAGGTTCCAGACCTTTACACCGCTGTTAGATTCATTGGGCTCGGGGTCATAACCAAATCTCGCATCGCCAGGGGAAGCGTCGATCTTCGGTCCTACTGAGTCGGAGTCAGTACTGATTTCATCAATAAAACCTGTGCCGCCTCCACGGCTCAAGTTGGTAACGATATCTTCCCACTTGCAGTGAGCGTCTAGGCGGATATATTCTCCCCCGTTAGTAGGTGAGGGCTTGAGAAATTCCTTATTTGTTTTCCAAGATTCATAATCACTGTCGCTAAAGGTATTAGATTCTCTCTGATCAAAGGGGAATTGATATTGCCTACCGGCTAAATGTTCGACAAACGCACCGGTATCGTCCCGATAAGCTAACCGGACCGCATAACCCTCGTCAAAGGTGTAACCGGAAAGTGCTGCTCCGTTTTCAATGGCCGCCACGTCAGCGGGGGCATAGCACAAACTGGGATCGTAGATCGCTGCGGCTACGTAGCATAGACCGTTTCGATAAATGACTGGGTCTTCACCTACTACGCCCCAGTTACCGTTAGCTATATTACTCCCATCAGTCGACCCCGTAATCGCTGTCCATCTCTCCGGTGTAGACTCAACCCCTGTGGGTTGGGAATAGGTCAGAGCTTGTGTGCGGCGAATACACCTGAAGTCGTTTTTATCGCCACCATTAATAATTTCGAAATAATAGCCATCAAACTTATCAAAAATACCCCACTTTTTAATCGTAGGCGCACCTTTCATGATATTTTTATCCTCACTCGGTGCGAGAGGGATGGCAGAGGAGGTGTAGGTAGACCGGGTCCGGTTCATTCTCACACCCATCGTGGAAGATGATACGCGGCCAGGTTGGTATCGGAAAAATCTCTTAGAGGTTAGAATAGAAGTTTTACCTTCCGCCGCTACCAGTTCCGCTCCTGCTTCCTTAGCTAAGTGGTTGATTCCAGTCCCCGTATCTGGGTCATTTTGCAGAGGAAATTGAGACCACTCGTTTGGGTTAACGTCATACGTGTTGACGTCAGCGAAGATACCTAGGGCGACCTCGGCACGAGGAATACCCAGCAACGATAGTGCTACCTCCGACTGAATCTTATTCTGTTCTTCAACAGGGATAGGTGGTTGATCTTCAGCGAAGACAACGGGTAGCGAATTAGTCGCTTTTTGCTGACCGAGGGGTACAGGGGCGGTTTTACCGATAATCGTTTGCTTGTTAGCCATGGGTATCAAAAGGAGTGAACGTAGAGGTTGCCGTCGGCGACGAAATAGTCAGGGCGGAGGATGGATAGCGTGCCACCAATAAATTCTACTTCATCGGTGAGAGTTAGTCCGGCTACCGGGGAAATTAGGATTGAATTACTGGCGGTATCAATGTTTACTATTGTATAGTAAGCGTTAGGATCCCAACCTGTCAAGTTGTTATTACTAAACCCGCTTATAGTAACCCCGTCATTGAGGGTAGCGTTGGTCTCTGAGTAAATTTGAAATCCCAGAATGTCGCTGGAATTTCTTAACCTAATAGCGTAGTAGTTAGTGCTGCCTATAGTCTCAGGACGGATAGAAAGGGGTCTAAAGCTACCTATTAGGACGTCGGCTTTCACCTCGTACATATAGCCATTTGTATTATCAAGGTTACCAGTAGCGATGATAGTTTTCGCATCCACAACTTGATTAGTAGTTCCTCCCGGCAGAGTTAGAGAGAAAATCCCCGCCTCGAGCTGATCGAGAGTTTCGAGGGGTCTAAAGCTACCAACTGCCGATCCGGTCTTCACTCCGCTGGCATTAAGCTGGTAAATATCTGCTTCTATGCTTCCCTTAGCAATCCCTACAGACTCACCGCCGTAAGTTACGGTCATAAAGATAGGATCTAAGGAATAACCTTTCCTCACCTCTATCGTAGCCCTGCTATACTCGTTATTATACGTATCAATCGAGCGGATAATAGAATCGTTGTCGCTGTAAGCCAGGTTTCCTTGCGCATTCCACTGAAACGACGTTTCAAGTTCGAAACCCTTGTCTCCACAGCCCCTCACGATATTACCATTAATCGTACTATAGTCCGTGCTGACAATCTTCGGACCGGAGGTAGCAAACTCGAAGATATTCCCTTGCACAACCAAATTTTCACTGGTGTCAACCAGAAGCGGTGATACCGCTTGTTCGTATCTACGCCCAGTTCTTACCACTTTACTAGTATTAATAGATACCCCGGTGCTATCTTGGACCTCTATGCCACCGCCACCGCAATTTACTACTGTGCAGTCGGATATGACAATGTTGTCGGCATAACGAACCTTAAGGGCTACCTCAGACTCGATTGGGGATGTGAGAGAGAAAGTATTATCGCTGTTGCCGTCTAGGGCTATGGAACGAATTCGTATACCTGATACCCGGGGATCTTGACTTAACCCGGTGAAATTCAACAATCCTGGATTAGAAGAGTTAGAAACGGTGGAGGGTAGTCTTCTTATCACCGAACCGTCCCCGACACCTCGAAGGGCGATGTTAGAGTAATCAGTCTGAGATGAGTTAGCAAAGAACGAATCCCTGATGTTATAAATTCCAGCGGGTAAAAATACCTCCTTAATCGCACCTGTAGCAGCGGTGCTCATGGCCAAACGAATATACTGCGTATCATCGATACGAAACTTAACGCTATCACCGTTCTGTAGCCCACTGCCTGCCGATATTCCCGTGCACTGGATGTAACTGGGCTGACTCCCCTGCGGTATAGGTAAGATCTTTAATGACTCCTTTGCCGTAATTTTTTTAACTAGAAGTACTTGGCCTCCCCCTACAGAGAAGAGGTCGGACATAAATGAAGGGAGTTTGGAGTCGGTTTGCCAAGACGAGATCTCTGTATCTCCGAAGTCAGAAAAGCTTACACTAGGCGATCCAGGATAACCAATCTTGTTGTTTCCTATGACGCCGAGGAAATCAACCCGGTTTCCCCAGACTCGGTAGATTATAGGGAGTACTGATTGGCTAGTTCGGCTAAAGGTTAATCTGACGTACTGGCTATTGTTCCACTGATCTGGATCGATTATCTTCGTTCCAATCTGACGAGTCTCCAAGTAGCTGGGGAGATAACCCGTATCGGCGTTGTACCCGAAGATGTAGTAGGTCAGAGTAGCGAGATTAGGGTTAACTGCCTGCGAGTTTGAGAAATCTATGCTACCTATAATCTCGTGGGAAGATACGGTGATATCAGCGCTTTCCAGCGCTGTATTAGTGCTGTAACCGAAGACCTGTAGCTCTACATCAGTTTTCAGAAGATTACCGTATTGATATATAGAACCTCCTTGACCGCCTGAAATATTCCCTATTGTGACGATATTGTTCGTGATGTCTGTAACCGTGCCGGTAAACTCCAGGTCTCCTCGGCCACTAGCACCGATGTTTCGCACATTAATATATGCGTTTTTGTCTTCAGGGACCTGAACTATAGTCTCCGAAGTTAACTGTGGTATGTAACGCATGGTTAAATATCTCCTAATCTAGCTTTCAACGAAGAATCGTCCCAGTAGGGGATGGTCTGACATACCGGCCTCTTCAACTTCTTTCAATGACTCTTTGTACTCCATCTCCCTAGACGGATCGTTAGACATTTCTTTTAGCCGGTTTTTAATCTCATGGGGGTCCGGAAACCTGCCATCGATTTTATAAACTGATTCAAACATCGTAGGTAGATAGAGGTCGGTGCAAGGTGTAAGACATGACAACGTCTAAGGCGTTGGCCAAAGAACTGGTGTGCCAGACATAGAGCTTATCACCTTCTTTCAGTGTGATTTTATTGCCGCTGATCACATCGTAGGAGATGTTGGGGGGCAGATTAATACCGTTCAAGATGTTCGCGCTAGTCGTACCATTAACGATTTTAGCGGAGACAGAGATGTTACCGGCCGTTTTGTTACACAGCAGTAAAGAGGTGACTAGAGCGAAATTTTTCTGGTAATCGTATTGTGTCCCCGATGACACCGGTACGTCGATCATCAACCCGGCCACTGCGTTTTCGTCGTTGATGGGAGATGCGAGTTTATTAGTAGAAGCGTTTGATGGGAGTAGCATGATTCAGCTCCAGATTAGGTTATTAATGAACATCGAGGCTTGTAACGATGTAGCGTCGGCACGCCTCATGACGGAGTAAGCGCTGGTCGGTTCGGTCTCTACTTCGATTAGGTTGCGAGAGAGGACGAGGGGGATTTCGGATCCAAATCCGTCTTGCAACCTGCCCTGATCTCTAAGCGCGGTGTTACCAGTACGCTGGTTGGAGAGGAATTGGGTTGGTACGCCATCGGTGTCGGGTTGACCGGTGACTGTTGTCAACACAACGTTGCTAAATGTCTTCGAGATTTCGAAGTCTTTAATGTTTCTAGCCATTGGGGGTGTAGAGAACCGTATACCTAGCTTTCAACTAAAACGATCTTGTGCTACACTGGGGTGGTAGTCCGCTATTAAAGGAGGCTTTATTCCCATGGACAAAAAAGATCTTGCCGTACTGATCGATGCCTACGCTGATGCGAAGGCAAGTCGTAATCAGCATCTGGTTAATAGTATGGCAGCTCAGCTCGAGCAGGCTCTTGATTCTCTGTTCCCAGCGGAGGAGGTAGAGAAGAAAGAGGAGTTCTGAGAGTATAGTTTAAAGGGGTAGGCGGTAAATCCCCTGCCCACACCTCATTTTTTTTTTAAGTCATGTTATTCCCCTCCATCTACGTTTTACGTAAAGGCATAAGTGATATGCCTAAGAGAGAAGATTGCTCTAAGGGAGATATTGTAATCCTACTTAGCGGGGATATATTAGTTTCTACTGGAGAAGCTTGGGATCTCTTGCCAGGTCGTTACATGGAAGTAGAAGAGCTCAAGGAGTTCGTGGGCTATGTATCTAGTGGCTGGCCAGATGATCCGGAAGTGGCGCGAGCCGATATGGGTAAAAAAATTCCGCCCGAGTTTCTCGAGCGGATGGTGGTAACGGTTAGAAAATTAGCTGGTTCACTGCCAGGGAATCCCTGAGGCCTTGGTGGGCTGACGCTGCTCGAGGATTTGTTGCTCAAGGGCGGCGTGGATCTCATCGATCTTTTCCGGCCCGCCCAGCTTTTCCTTAACCCAACCGATTACGGTTTCGGGCGTCAGCTCGCTGTATGGGATGACGGTGTCGCCTTCGGCCGGGGCTTCGAGGCCGATGGAGCCGTACGCGCCGGCGCTATACACACCGTCGGTGGCGGAAACCTGATGGTGAACAGTGTAAACTATTCCGTCGGCTGTGTGGCGTTCGAGATTAGCGATGGACCAGGTGAAAGTGATTTCGGACATAACAGGGGGAAGTAGTTAGCTCTATTGTGCTATCAACGGTATTATAGCACGGGCATGTCGTATTCCTGCGTGGTATTGCAGTAGTGTTTAAAGATGATTTCCGCTGTGTTTCCCGCCCATGCAGCTACCTGCGGTACAGGGATCCCCGCCTCGATCCAGCGGCTGATCGCTGTGTGACGACAATCGTACGGACGGTAAAGGTGGCTGATTAGTCCCGCTTCGTGCATCGGTTGAAGCTTTTTTCTAAAATAGCTTTGAAACGCGTATCGGTCCCAGGGAAAAATGTACTCGGAGGTGCGGGGCAACTCGGCAAATATCTCCTGACAACGCTTATTTAGTGGCACCCAACGTTTTTTGTTCGTCTTGGTACTGTTCTTAAGGCCATGTGTCAGGGTCCAGTTGCTGTGGACGAGAATTTTTCCGTCTTTGATGTCCTGCCACCTCAACGCTCGGACCTCACCCGTCCGCATCGCAGTTTGTAGCATGAATTCGGTATACCACGACCAGTTCACATCGCGGTAAGTGAGTTTAGCCTCTAGTGCTGCTAGGACTAATCCTACTTCGTTCCTCGGGATAACGATTACTTCCTCATCGCGTTGTGGAGGTTTGGGCATCTTGAAGCTGGCGAGGGGGTTTTTAGCCAGATAGCCGATGTCCTCCTGCGCCGCCCACCTGTACATAGTCTTCGTGTACATGGCGACACGGCGAGAGGTGAGGACGGGTTCTTGGCCAAGGATCCAGATCATGACCTGCCGGGCCTGGTTGATGTCCTGTACCGGGCACCGATCGAGCCACTTGGTCACCTGGCGGTAATCGCTAGTTAGGCTGGTTGGGCACAGAGAGATGCTGCGCTCGGCCAGGAACGCGGCCCAAAGGTCGCGAAGGGTGGTAGGCACGGAGAAATGTGGGCGTAGGATGGATAGCTTAGCCCGAGAGAATATGGGGAGGTTGGGCGGTTAACCCAACCGTCTTAGCGTCAAAGACTACTTACCGAGCAAGTTACCGAGCAAGTTACCGAGCAAGTAGTGAAGGGGACTAATCAGCAAGCCATCAGTACACAAGGAACGCAGTAGCTGCCGTCGTCGTAGGTGCAGGTGACATGAGTTGAAGTCACCTTGGCGATGGTCTTGCTGCGGATGATGTCGTCATCTTGAGGTTTTGCAGTGCCATCACCAGCGGACATCAGCAGGTCGCCGCGCTGAACGTAGACGCCTTCAGCAATTCGAATGATCATGTCGCCGGTCATTGCACAGAAGAAGTCCAGCGGACCGTCATCCGAGAATGAGGTTGAGACAAACACGCCAGCCACGTTTGGATCTCCTTCAACATCACTCACTTTCATGCGGTTAAGCTGTTCGTTGTCTTCTTCGCCCCACTCGCACATTTCGTCCAAATTAGAAAGCACGGTCCCTTTCAGAAGACCAGAGGGATTTTCGCTGTTGGGCAGTTGAGACCAACGAGCTAGGTGACCTCCACCGTAAGTGACAGTAGTGCCAGACACAGAGATTTCGCCTTCAACTACGTCTCCTTGTCTAAATTCAACAAGATTACCGTCGGAGCCTTGTCTGTTAACAACTAAAACCTTGTCCCCAGAAGTTGCCGAGTTGTTTGTAATCGCTGCAAAGCCACTCGTTCCAGGAACGAGATAAAAACCGGCTACGTTTGTTTGAGCTATTGTTTTGTTAAAAAGAGTTGTGCCATCGTTACTAATCCTCATCCGCTCCGTCGGAGAACTCGCCCCATCCGCCGTAGTGGAGAACACTAACCGCCCCGGCATATCATCAGCGCCAGGGGTACCGTCTACTAGGGCTTGAATACGTGCAGCTTCAACAAGGTCAGTTCCATCCGCACCTTGAAAATGAATGGCTCCTACCGAAGCATTGGATTGAAGTACCGTATTTTGTCCGACAGTACTAGATCGTGTTGCGCCTAGAATAATTCCAGGACCATTTCCGGCCGTGTTACCATAAACAACACTAATGAACCTTTTTGTTCCAGTTCCGGTTCCCGTAGCGTCGGCACCTTCTAGTTGTAATGCAGGTGAAAAAAAACTTGTATTAAAGAAATTACTACGCGCACTAGACGTACCAACTAAGAGCCTGCCGCTGGAGTCGATGCGGGCGCGTTCGGTGCTGGAATTTGAAAATGTAATTGGTGCGGCTGCTCCGGTGTAGATAATCGGTGAATACGCCGTACCAGACC